TTTTTTGGTAAGGCCACAAAAAAAATAATTTTAATTTTATTACGATAAAATTTTATTATTTATTTTAAAAAGGATTTAGGCGTTTTTTTTATTATCATTATATGATAAATATGGATAACGAAAAAACGCCAAAAAACACCGAACATTTTTATTGTAAATATTGTTATTTTAAATGCTCTAAACGAAGTGATTGGGATAGACATATTGTGAGACCAAAACATCAAAAAAATGAAAATGATAACGAAAATGATAAAAATGATAATGAAAAAGAGCCAAAAAACGCCTTACTAAGTTACACGTGTTCTTGTGGAAAATCATATAAACATGCATCAGGCTTGTCTCGTCATAAAAATACTACAAACTGTATACCTATCCAAAGCCAGGAACCTTCAAATATTTTAACTGCAGAAGACGAGTCAGAAGTTAAAATGCTTACAAATTTAGTTTTAGAAGTTGTAAAACAAAATAAAGAACTTATAAATCAAAATAATGAATCACATAAACATAATCAAGAATTAACTAATAAAATTGTAGAATTAAGTAAAAATGGAATTTGTAATACAACAATAACAAATAGCAATAATAATTCAAATAACAAAACATTTAACCTTAATGTATTTTTAAATGAAACCTGCAAAGATGCAATGAATATTATGGATTTTGTAGATTCTCTCAAACTTCAATTGTCAGACTTGGAAAATGTAGGAAGATTAGGTTTTGTAGAAGGTATATCAAAAATTATTGTTAAGAATCTTAAAGCACTTGATGTTCATAAAAGACCAGTTCATTGCAGCGACTCAAAGAGAGAAGTAATGTACATTAAAGATGAAGATAAATGGGAAAAAGAAAATGAGGAAAGAAAGAAGCTAAGAAAAGTAATAAAAAAAATTGCAGACAAAAATGCAAGATTAATCCCAGAATTTAAAAAGGAACATCCAGATTGTGTCAAAGCTGCTTCAAAATACTCAGACCAATATAATAAGCTAATTGTAGAAGCTATGGGAGGTTCAGGAAATGAAGATATTGATAATGAAAACAAAATCATTAAGAAAATCGCAAAAGAGTTTGTTATAGATAAAAATTAATTTGACGGCATACTTGCATTTGATGCAAATGGTCCATCTTCAATAAATTCACCTGTTAAACTATATCTCTCAGGATAATTAGGCATATATTGAAGACCAGAGGGTTTGTATCTTTTGTTAAAAAGTGTTTGTTCTTCATCAAACTCGGCTAACCAAGTATTAACACCAAAGTTAGCCATACTAGGTTTAGAATACATATTTGAAGTAACTACTGCTTGGTAAGTTCCATAGCCATTAGTTAAGGGTGAATATTGAGGAGTTACACCCAATGTTAGCTTCCCTGCATCACTATCTCCAGGAACACATTCAGAATTGTTTTTTAATGGAGGAGAATAAGGTTGGCATCCAGGGCAGTCAATATCAGCAGAACATTGTTGTCCAGTAATAGAACATCTTGCTGTAGGTCCACAGAAATTTTTGCAACTATATGTTGTTGTTAAAGGTAAATCCACTGAATGACTTGTTTGTCCTCCTGATTGTTCCTGAATAGGTCCAGTTGTAAAACATTCTACTACATATTTATTATCAGATAAAAAATTAGCCCAATTAAATATTGATACAAGCAGAATAAAGCTAATAGTTGACAAAAATATAATATTATATTGGTTTGTTGATAAATCCATATAATATAAATTGATAAAAAAATATAAACTGAATTAGGCATTTTAGTAAATACATTATAATCGAAATATTTTATATCAATTTATTATAAGTAATGTCAGACTCAAGTGATACCTCAACTATCGATGATAGTAATGAAAATGAATCATCAAGTAGTAATTATTTTTCTAATATTGGTGGTTTCGTCTTAACTGTATTTATTTTATTTATAATGATAATAGTTTACTACGCAAGTAGTGGATTAGTATTATATGCATGTAAATTAGGTCAAGCAAATATATTACCAACAGATGTTCATTGTTATCCTTATGAAGAATCAAAACCTAATATTCAACCTGTACAAACAAATATTTTTACAACATTTACAGACCCTTCATTATCAATGAAAATGAAGTTTCCTTATAATGAGTATAATGCATCAAATAAAATTTTAGATATGTTTCGTGAATATAAACATGAACCAAAATCTAACTTTTTAGCAAATTATTTTATTTCAATTATGGAAAATGTTGTTCAATTTAATTATTCAGCTTTTAATTTTATTTTAAATATAATAAATAGTTATTTACCAGAAGTTGTAATTGTTTTATTTGGACCAATTCTAGTCAGTATTTTATCAACAATCATTTTCTTAGTAGACCATTTATATTTGATATATTTATGGTTTGCAAATATGGGATGGTTCTTTAAAACAAATACAAATGATAGTGGAACAGGAAATCCAATTTGGGAAGATGTTGGTTTTGCAAGCCCTTTTTATTATTGGTGTGCTGTATGGTTGGTAATTTTATTTGTTATTTTATTTTTCTTTGCCTTTCCATTTCTTTCAATTATTGCTACATTAGCAATGAGTTGGTGTATGTTTTCTTGTATCACTTATAAAGCAGAAATGAATGGCAAAAGTATAACAGCTTTACCTATAATACAAGATGTATTTAAATATTACAAATTACCAATTATGGCATTATTTAGCTTTTTTGTTATTGTTAGCGCTTTTACAAAATTAGGAACAGTCCCAGGTGTATTTTCAATATTAGTATTAGCATTAATATATTTTGGAACAATATCAATTGATATTTTTAAAACAATAAGTAAGGATAACTTATCACCATTAGTAAGTTATGAACAAGCTAAAAAAACATGTAGCTTTAAAGAACCATCTAAGGAAAAACATGGTTTGTTATATGATATTCTGTTTGGTGGGCAGAAAGGAGGAAATTTAACAAAAGAATTAAAAAGTATAGGCAAAAGATTATCACGTAAATAATACTTAAAAATAAAGAAATAATTAAATTATTAATGGGAAAAGATAAAAAATTACCAAAAAGTCCATTTGTTAGTATATGTACACCAACTTTTAACAGAAGACCTTTTATACCTATGATGATTAAATGTTTTGAACATCAAACATATCCCAAAAATAGAATAGAATGGATTATTATTGACGACGGAACTGATAAAATAGAAGATTTAGTAAAACATATTCCACAAGTAAAATACTTTAAGTATGATGAAAAAATGTCATTGGGTAAAAAAAGAAATTTATTAAATGAAAAGGCAACAGGTGATATTATTGTTTATATGGATGACGATGATTATTACCCTCCTGAAAGAATTAGTCACGCTGTTGATAAATTAAAAGGTTCAAAGGCATTATGTGCAGGTTCAAGTGCTATGTTTATTTATTTTAAACATATTAATAAAATGATACAATTTGGACCTTATGGACCAAATCATGCTACAGCTGCAACTTTTGCATTTAAAAAAGAATTATTAAAAATAACAAAATTTGATGAAGTATCGTGTGTAGCTGAAGAGAAAAAATTCTTAAAGGATTATACAATTCCATTTGTTCAGTTAGAATCAAAAAAATCTATTTTAGTATTTTCTCATAATCATAATTCATTTGACAAGAAAGAATTGTTAGCACAAGGTCCTAATCCAAATATGCATGAAACGCAATTTATGCCAAAAGACATTGTTAAAGAAGAAGAAATATTAAAGTTTTTTATGGAAGATATCGATTCTTTATTAGATGCTTATGAACCTGGAAAATCAGATTATAAACCAGATGTGACTAAACAGCTTTCTGAAATAAAAGAAAAAAGAGAGAATATGATAAAAGAACATATGCAAAAACAAGCTGATTATAATGATACTATGAATAAATTAAATATGATGATGAATCCACAAGCATCTCAAAATACAATTAGTCAACAAAGTATAATAATACAACAATTAAGTATTGAAAATGGACAATTAAAAGACCAAGTTAAGTATTTAGAAAATAAAATTAAACAGCTTATAAATGATAGAATTCAAGAAAAAATGAAAGAGAAAAACTTACAAGTTTCACAGCAAATGCCTAGTATAAAACACATAGAGCTTTCACAGTCATCTCCCAATATAGTTTAATTATTATTATAAATAAAATATTTAAAGACATTTTGATTAATTAGATTATCAATACAAAATGGAATATAACGATTTCAATCCCGCTTATGATGATAATGATTTTGATACCCGAAAGGTTTTAGATGATACAAAGAAAATGGATAAGGGATATAATGTCATTTGGAGAATGAGGCCTCGTTCTGATGGTAATTTAAAGAGAACTAAAATTGTGATATATACTAGCGGTGATATTGGGACACATATTAGAGATGCTGAAACAGGAATTTATTATAACAATAAGGTTGGTTCGGCAGATGAAGACCTTTTTTTCAAGGTTGGATTAGCAACAGGCGAGTGCAAAAGCAAAAATGGTTCATCAACAATGTTTTACACGTCTCCTCATCATTATATGTCTCATATGGGTTGTGAAATAGATTCAAACTTAATAGCTAGATGGGAATCAAAGCATAATGATAGAATTAAAGAAGCCAAATTTGAAGAAAAATCTTCTAACATGTCAGCTGTTATTGTAAACTAATTAAATATATAATTATATAAAAACATCATAAATAAATATAATATGAAGTTTTTACAAATGTTTTTTTTGTTTTATTTTCAAGATTGTGGTAAAAATCATTTTAAATTTTTTTTAAAAAATTCAAATACTTTTTCTGTAAATAATAAAAATAAAAAGAGTACAGGATATGACGAAAGATATCCAATTAATGAAACTGATACCGAAGAAAATTTGAAATTTTATAAAATAAAAGAGTTTCATAAAAAGAAAATTTTATTAGACACATTGCAAAATAATAGTATATCTATTAATACTAAATTAAATTTATTAAAAGATAACAGCATAAAACCATCAAATTTAAAAGCCGGAGGTTTATTTAAAGATTTTGACTTTAAATTAGATTAACATTCTTCACACTCATCTTCTTCTTCTTCTTCAACTTCTTTATCAGCTGTTCCAGTAGCATTTTCTTTGATATACTTTTCAATGTATCTATAAATTCTATTAACATCTAGTTTTCCAATTTCATAATTTTCTAATAAAGTAGCAATTTCACTATCTTCACTATTGTTTTTAAGGTCAATAAAAAACCCGAATAAATCTTTTTTATCCATTCCCAACTTTTGACATAGTTTTTGTATGAATAGAGAATTATTATATTCGGTTGAATATTTAGTCAATACTTTTGTAAATCTAACTTCAGTGGGATTATATTTTTGTTTTTTTTGAAAATGTTCATGATACATTTTATTATTTTTAAATGTTTTAATGAGAGAACTCATTTCATTAAATTGCCAAATTTGTTTTTGAAATGTTATTCTGTCAATATAATCAGCAAAACAAATATTTTCCAATTGATTAATATAAAATGGTATTGATTGTTTTTTATCAATCTTATCAATAACGTCAATAATATTTTCATGCCATAATAACCCAACACTAGTTCTATCAGTTTCATTCATAATATTATTATGCTCATTTAGTGAATAGTAATTATTAATAAGCTTATTAGTTATTTTTTTTGTATCATCACTATATGATTTAATTTGCAAAATATTTTCTATAATTTGGTCTTTAAAGATTTCAGGTTTATTTTTATAAAGTAATAAAATATTATTAAGTTTTCTTAAATCTCCTTGGACAAATGCGTTTATTTTATTTTTAGTATTCTTTTCAACAACGGGAAGCAGAAAATCAACAATATTTGATATTTGAAGTAAGGTAGGTGTTTTAAGTTCAATTGTATTACATACTTTCATAAGCTCTTTAATTTTTTTATCAACTCTATAATTTCCAATGCATATAATTGGATTCATTGTAACTTCTTCTAGTTTTTGTTTTTTAGTTTTTTTTGGTCTAATAAGCTTTATTAGCGTGTTAATACCACCTTTATCACCATTATTCATTCCATCTATTTCATCCATTATAATAGCTATTTTACGAGTCTGTTTATTAAATAAACTCATGATATTTTTATCTGACATATTATGCTTAGTAATATCTTCAATAACTGAAGTATTTCTTATATCTCCAGCATCATATTTAATAATATCATAGTTAAGCTCTTTTAAAATATTTTTAACAAATGTAGTCTTTCCAGTTCCAGGGTCTCCATAAACATATATTCCTTTTTTAAATAATATATTATTTTTATTAAGTTCAAAATCATGTAATACTTGTTTAATATAGGAAGCCTCATTATCTCTGCTAAGAATTTTGTTAATATTTAATCCTTCCATCTTATATATTTAACGACATTCTTTTTATGTAGATTTTTACCCAATCCTTCTTCTTTGAAAAACTTTGTAATGACATTTCTACAATTATTGGAATCATTTTCAATGCAATAACTAATTGTAAAATACAAATAATTTTTAAAAACCATATTTTTATACTTATATTGTTTAATTTCAACCCATTTATTGTAGTTCTCTCTAAGTATTAATTTAAAAACAAATTCATTATCTCTTCTTAGCATATCGCGGATATAATTTTCATAGTTTTTTATAGTTGATTTAATAAGTTTATGATATAATAAATAATTAGATTTATTTGTGAAGGCCAGCTTCTGTTTAGGTATATATTCTTTAATTAAATCTATTAGTTCAAAAGGAAGATTATTAATTTTATCTATAAGAGTTGACATTATACATATAATTATTTTATATTTATAATATTTAAATATAGTTTATAAAATCATGGTTTTATTAAGAAGAAGTTTGACAAGGATTATTAACACCATATGTGATGCCATCCCAACTTAATCCGCAGTTTGTAGCATATCTATATTTACTACAATTACCTTGTGAGCCTGTAAAAGGTGGATTGTTGAAGTTCATTACTAAATGTTGTTGTCCACTATTTGGTGGACAAGTTCCTAAATCTTTTACATTTGTACATGTAGCATTATTTCCTGAACCGTCTATCATCCAATAATCAGGGCATTCAGGAGTCATAGGAGGCCAAGCTTGACTGTCTTTAGCATAAGCCAAAGCAACGCCTATAATTACTAAAGCAATAATTAATATTATAATAGCAGCAAAAAGTACAATTTTTTGAAATCCGTCCATATAAATTAAATAAATATAATTTTTTCTATTTACCTATTTTATATAAATGAATAAAGTAAATAATGGACGAGTAGATATAAAAACTCCTAATACTTCAGCTTTGTTTCAAATGTATGATAAAATACCTGCTAATCAATGTGTAACATTTAGGAACGCAACTGAGGGATTATGGAGTTCAACCCCTTTGTCTCAAGCATTTTTTTCTCAACAAAATATCCAAGCTCTTCAAAACGGAATTAGAGCTGGTGTTTATAACAGGTCAAATGGTCAATATGTTATAGGACCTCAAGATTGTGATTCTCTCAAAATAATAATGAGAAGTGTGTTTTTACAAAATTCTGCTAATCAACCAAACAATTATCAATCTCAAATAAATCAGCTAAATAAAATTGTATTAGATTATTGCATTCAACAAGTATATAGTGAAGCTCAAGGTTATATGAAATACATAGATGATGCTAGCACGTTGGTTGTACCAATAGCACCACCTGTAATGACAAATAACAATGACAGACAACTTGAATTTAAAAGTTGGTTTTAAACTAATTTAAATACTTATTAATATTATCTCTTAATAAGTATGGATGACAAAATTGTTTTAATATGTGCTACAGGGCGCTCTGGCTCTACAACGATGCAAAGAATATTAAATACTATTCCTAATAGTAATATTTGTGGTGAAAATTTTGGAGCTTTAAATTCTTTAATGGAATTCTACAGAAGAATTAAAAACTCAACAATAAATAATATTCCAGGACACTACCATCCAGCATCTTATGAAAGTATTGTAAGACAAAATATTAAACCATCATGGTATAATTCTTATAACTATCAACAAATGATTCATCTTATAAAGATTACAATAATTAACATGTTTAAAAATAAAGAGGCTACAAATATCTGGGGTTTTAAAGAAATAAGATATGACTCTGGAAATATAAATTATATAAAAGATTTCAAAGAATTATTTCCTCAAACAAAAGTTATAATACAAGTTAGAGAGAATATTCAAGCTCAAAGCAAAAGTGGTTGGTTTAAAAAAGATAAAAATGCAGTACCATTCTTAAACAAAACATCTAAAGAACTTATTGATTTTGCTTTGCAGAACAAAGAATGGTGTTATTTAACTAGTTTTGAAAGAATGTTTGATAAAAATAATCTTAGAAATATTTTTACCTTTATTGATTGTGGAGAGAAATTTAATGAAGAAATTATAGATAACATTCTAAAAAACAACCTTAAAGATTAGTTTCAAATGCTTTATTCTCTCTACATTTCTTTTTAAAAAGTAAAATATAAATGTGATATACCCTTATATTAGTAGCTTAAAGGTTATAATATGGTATTATTTATAAATGTTCTTGTTATCAAAAAAGTATTTTAATATTAAAATATACAAAAAAAATTGTTTATATATTTTTAATAAAATTTATAGTCTGTAAAATTATATTTAATCATCCTCTACAACCAAAGTTTGTTTCTTTACAACTTTTTTAACAGTTCCTTTTGATACAACCTTCTTCTTCTTTTCTTCTCCACTCATAAGCCTAGCTCGCTCTTCTTTATATTCAATATATTGTTCTCTAAGATTGTTAAGCTCACTAGTCCACATTTTATTAATAGTTGTATTTTTAACTTGTTCTAATTCAACCTCTTTGTTTCCTTTTTCCTTCAATAATTTTTCAACATTTTCCTCAGTTACTGAATCCATAGGCATCTTAACAAGATATTTATAGTCTTCATCTCCTTCAACTTTATCATATCCTTTTTGTTCTAACATAGTTGTAACTTGTTCCTTCTTTTTCTTACGTAAATCAATAGTTCCATTCAAATTTTCTGTGATATATTTTGCCTTATTAGACAATACAATAAGCTCTTTTTCCAAAGCATCAATTAAATATTCTTTTCTTGTTCCATACATCTTAAGTCTTGTTTCATAATACGCATCAATAATATCAGATACCTTATTATATTTTTGAAGAATATCATCAGCATCAAATAAATGCATATTTGTTGTTGTATTTGTAGTGCATAATTTTAGTAGTTTTTCTAGACCATTGCTTCCATGTTCACCTTTTGAATTTTCAAGGTCTTCTAATTTTCCTTTCATAAATGTAATTGTAAAATCGATATTAGTATCTTTACTCATATCTTCATAATCTTTAATTATAGCAGGAATTTTCTTTCCATCTTTATCAACTCCTGGTTCAATAAGACTCTCAAGTAATTCTTTGAAATCTTCAGTCCAATAACCAACTGGTAATTCAGAAACTTTAATTTTATCAACCGAAATTTTTTCATATAATCCTTTAATTAGAAATTTTTCATCTGATATCTTTGTAATCTTTCCTTTAAAACCTTCATAATAAGGAATAAACTCAATATCATCTTCAATTGATAATAATTTATTTTTAAGATAATCAATGATTTGAAGAGGATTATAACACATAATATCAGTACTAAATCCAGTTCCAATACCTTTAGAACCATTTACAAGAACCATAGGAATAATTGGAGCGTAATATATGGGTTCAACAGACAACCCATCGTCATTTAAATATGTTAGGATATTATCGTCAGCTGTTGGGAAAATACTTCTAGTAATTTTATTTAATTGTGTAAAGATGTATCTTTCAGAAGCACTATCTTTTCCACCTTGTAATCTAGTACCAAATTGTCCATTAGGCATAAACAAGTTAATATTATTAGAACCAACAAAATTTTGAGCCATTCCGACAATTGCTCCATTCAAAGAAGCTTCACCGTGATGATAACCAGATTCTTTAGATGTATATCCACTAAACTGTGCTACCTTAATTTCCTTATTAAGATTCATTTTAAATGCTGAAAATAAAATTTTGCGTTGAGAAGTCTTTTGTCCGTCCATCAAATTAGGAATGCTTCTATCACAATCATATTTTGAAAAGTGAATTAATTCTCTATTGATAAACTCTTCATATGAAACATTTGTTTTAGAAGTATCGAGATAGGCATCTCTATCATAAAACTTAAGCCAATCCTTTCTATCGTCGGCTCTTTTCTTATTGAAAACCATATCAATTGCATCATCAGATTTCTCAGAATGTTCAAATCCAACAAGTTTTCTTTTCTCAAAATATTCGCGAAATTCCTTACCTGTACTAGTACCTAAACCTTTGTAATATTTAATGTTCCAACCTTTTGAATCATTTTGTTCTTTCCATTCATTATACTCTCCATCATTATAAAACTCAAGTTCAACAGAACCTTTCTTTGCTTTCAAGATTGGAGTATTCATAAATCCAATAAATCCAGGAATATTTGCAAGTGTAGGCCATTCGGATTGGAATAAATTAATACCCAATCCCTTAATATGACTACCATCTAAATCCTGGTCAGTCATGAATAATACCTTACCATATCTTAAATTTTTATACACATCTTCAATGTTCAAATATTTTTTACCAGTTTCCAAACCCAAAATCTTTTTGATTTCAGAAATCTCTTTATTTTCATAAATTTTTTTTACATTTTCACCACGAACATTTAGAATCTTACCCTTCATAGGATAAACACCAATTGTGTTGCGGTCTTCAGATGATAATCCTGAAATAATACCAGCTTTAGCTGAATCACCTTCGCAAAAGATAATAATGCAATCCTTAGATTTTTCAGTTCCAGCCCAATTAGCATCAGTTAGCTTAGGAATACCACGAACTGACTTAGATTTAACTCCATCTGTTTTCTTTGCAGCTTTGTTTTCCTTTACTTCAGTTAAAGCACAAGCAGCATCCATAACACCCATCTTAGCAACTTTTTCAATAAATTTATCAGAAACTTCACATTTTGAACCGAATTTAGTAGAAGGTGTATTCATATAATCCTTAGTTTGGCTATCAAATGCAGGATTTTCAATATCACATCTGATAAACAAAATTAATTGCTCTTTGATTGAATTAGGATTAACCTTTACCTTCTTCTTCTTTTCAATAAACTCAACTAATTTTCTAGTAATTTGGTTCAAAATATATTCAACATGCTTTCCTCCTTTAGCAGTATGAATACCATTTACAAATGAAATTTGTACAAACTCATTTGTAGGAGTTAAAGCAACTGCATATTCCCAACGCTCTCCATTTTCTTCATAAACGCGAGGTGCAGCAGCTTTATCTCCAATGTACATATCAATATATTGTTGAAAGTTTTTAATAGGAACAAGTTTGTCATTATATTTAACCTTTAGACCCTTATCAGTTATGGCTGATATATCATAAACTCTCTTTTTTAATAGAGAAATAACATCAGGAGATGGTCCTTCAATACCAAGTCTTTGATAATCAGGTCTAAAAGTAATCTTTGTGTATGGTTTGTTTTTGCATTTAGTAATGGATGGCTTGCAAATTTCATCTAAATTGTTTTTATATTCTTGAATATACTTAAGTCCTCTAATATGGTCAACAGTTTCAATGCGACCATAAGTAGACCAAATAAGAACAAGTTTGAATCCAAAACCATTTTTGCCTCCAACAATTTTTTTCTCATCTTTATTATAATTTGTTGAAGTTCTAAGATGACCAAACACAAGCTCAGGAATCCAAACACCATCCTTTTGAGCTACATCAATTCCATTACCATCATTAACCATTGTTATAGTTCCATCGGATTCAATTGATATATCAATATGTGTAACTGGCAATGCATTATCAGACTTATTATCAACTCTAGTTTTCATTCTGACAACATGGTCGCGACAGTTAACGATACCTTCATCAAATAATTTAAACAATCCTGGAATATATGAAATATTTTTTTCGATAATTTTCTCATCATCTTCGCTCATAATCCACATATCAGCATCGATTTGTTCAACAGCACCAATATACGTATCTGGATTATCCAAGATATGTTGCTTATCAGTCTTCTGCTGGACATCGAAGAATAATTGTTCATTGTTATTAACGTTAGTAGCGCTCATTGTATAATAATATGTAATTTTATTTTTAACTCACTTTTTAAAATCAATTTTATTTAAATAAATAAAATAAAATCAAAATAAATATTATGAGTTCAACATATTTTACTCCTGGAAATAAATCTTATGCAAAAAGAATGATACAATATAATGCTGTGTATAATCACTTAAATGCAAATTCATTGAATTATTCTTTGGCTCAAACCCAATGTTTTTGTGTTGATAATAAATATGATAAATCAAATGTAATCTCTAATTCTTCATCAATAAATATTTCAAACAATTTAAGAATATCACAAATAATAAATTATTCAAAAGGTGGTAAAACTCAATACGGTAATTTTTATTTAGGACAACCATTAAACATAAATTATTTAGGCAGAATTGAAGGCATGGCAGGTGGAAGTGGAAAACCTCTATCTAATTTTTAGATGCGTTTTAATAATTAATTATTTGAATTTATATTTTTTTCTCATTTTATCTTATAATGACAATCGAACATACTATTGGAACTCGTGCTCAAGTTTGGCACGGAACAGCTAAAAAAACTAGTGGTGGTCTTACCAAGAATGCCTTAATGATGAACAAACATGGTCGTATCGTTTCTAGAAGAAAGCATGCTTCTGGTAAAAAGAGCATTAAACATCTTGAGAAGCTTGGTTATAAAGCTAAGAAGGGACATTTTACATTGTTCCATAAAGGTCACAAAGGACGCAAGGGAAGTCGTAAAATGAGAGGTGGAACTGGTTCCCCAATGGAAACTGGAATGCAAGGAACTCCTGCTGGTAATGCTATGGCTGGTAAAGCTATGCCTATGTCCACAACCGGAAGTTCTATGCCTATGGGTGGTAAAGCTATGCCTATGATGAAGAAAGGTGGTCGCTCTAGAAAAATGAGAGGAGGTATGGCTTACGGTGGCCCTTTGTCTCCTTTAGCATATGATGGTCAGGGTGTTGGAACATCTGGTGTGAATCTTCAATTCGTTGCTGGTAATGCCGCTTAAAAATTATAATGTAATTAAATAATTTACAATATAATTTTATTTTTTTGGTGCTTTTTTTTCAGTTAGTTTCATTTAACCATTCTGTTTCAATAAATTTTTCATATACAATATGGTCAGCTAATTTATAATATAGGTATTTTTCAAAAAAACGTTTACTAACAATAAATTTTAAAGAGTTGTTATTGCAAAATTTATAATAATAATTATAAACATCTTCAAAGGAAATAAGAGCTAAATTGTGCTCATTAATAATTTTTTGTTTTATATGCTCAAATGATTTTGTTATATCTTCAATTTTATTCCACATACAGCAATTAACATTTAAAACAAATTTATCTTCAATAATTTCAACATTTGGAAAGAAGTGTTTAAGAATTTTTAAAATATTCTCTTCGCTTATGTTTCCATTAGACATAAGTTGTGTTGAATTTTGTTTTGCCCATAATTTAAAGAGAGAAGAAATTTCATCAATTTCTAATTCACAATCAAATAATGTTTCAGAATCTTGCAATTGAATAGTTATCGTATTTTCCCAAAATTTTATAAAATCACTATAAATAGGCAAATGTTTACTCGTTATTCCATAGAATGAATCAGAATTTTCTTCATATGTGAATCTCTCTTTGAATAAATTTTTTAAAACGTTAGAATAAATAACATTAGGTAAATTATTTGCAGAGAGAAATTGTTTCCAAATAAAATGTATATTTTTCCATTCAATACTGTAATTAGACGCATCAATATCTTGATGAATATATTTTTCACAAAATTCAGTAACTATATTGTTAGGATTAGTATTTCTAATGTATTGTGAATATATTTTTAACTCTTCATCTGAATTATTTTCAATAAATTTATCTGAATTTTCATATCGCTTAGAATAATGAGCTGCTACACAAAGCAAATCTAAACCAATTTTTTTTAGAATATCTCTCCAAACATCATTAGTAAAATTTTCATTGATTTTAATTAATCTGCAATTTTCATAAGAATGATTTTCATGGTATCTAGTCATAAAATTATTTGTAGTATTATTATTGCCTATAGAAACAAGAGCAACATTATCAATTTCATTTAAGAATTGCTTCATTTTTTGACTAACTAGAAAAATAAGATGTGTATTTTTTTTTAATATATTATCACCTATAATAGTAAGAAAATATTTAGCTGCATTTTTAGAAGTAAAAAATGAAGGATAAATAACATTTAAAACATTTTGAATTGTATCAGTTTCAGGTATTGAATTAAATAAACTTCTATCTTTTATTTGTTTAATAATATTAATCTTAGTTTTATGTTTCCACTGCAAAAGAACTCTATCCTTTGATATAGTAGAGAGAAGTTTATGAATTACATCATCTTCTTTTATAATTAAATATTTTTCTCCGTTGTATTCATAAAAAAAATTATTGTTTGGCAAATAAAAATAGTTATTTTTACTTAAAAAAACTTGAATAAAAATATTTTGCTCATTTGTTAAATAATTGTTGCGTGAAACACGCTTTTCATGATTTTTTAATTCATTATCAAGAGTATTAGGTAAATAATTTACAATATGATTATAAATTCTTTGAGTCATATAATCGTTGTCTTTATATTTAATTAATAGCTCTTTTAAAGTGTCAGAACATTTTAATTCGGCTGAAATATTATCTGTCATCTTAAGTTTTTTAATATATTGTCTTTAAATTAGTTTTTAAAAATATATTAATATTATATAATGAAAATCAATCTAAGATATTTACCAAAGATTTTAACTAGAAAAGATAGAAAGACTCAATCAAAAATGTTAATGAAATCTAGAAGACTTTATAAAAAAGGAAGTTATTATACAAGAAGAAAAGTTTCATCATTTAAGTCAAAAAAATCACCACATATATTGAAGGCGGAAAAGATATATAAAGTAGACAAAATTGGAGCTACAAATGAATTAGCAAAAGCAACAGGATGTTCAAAATCTGCTCTTGCAAAAATAATTAATAAAGGAGAAGGCGCATATTATTCATCAGGTTCAAGACCAAACCAAACAGGTCAATCTTGGGGGATTGCACGTTTAGCAAGTTCTATTACATCAGGAAAAGCTGCAGCAGTTGATTTTTCTATTTTAGAAAAAGGTTGTAAACCTAAATCAAAGGCTTTAACTATGGCAAAAAAAGCAAAAAAAAAATATGGACATGGAACAAGAAAAGTTCCTAAGGTAAAAATATAAATTTTTATTTTATTTTAAAAATATATATGTTAAGCTATAATTATTATTTAAATAATAAAAATTCATGTTGTAAATATGGACCAATTGGTCCAAGAGGAGAAAGAGGACCGACAGGTATAAATGGCAGTGCAGTAAATACTGGTGCAACAGGAAGTATAGGTCCAACAGGATATACAGGTATGCAAGGCATTGGTGGAACAGCAGCAAATACTGGTTCAACAGGTCCTACTGGTTCAGTTGGAACAGGACCTACTGGATTTACAGGACCACAAGGAATCCAAGGTGTCCAAGGTATCCAAGGTATCCAAGGACCACAAGGAAATCCTACGACAATAACAGGACAATTTGAACAAATTGTTATAACACCAAGTACGCCCAATAATCCCACTTATAATGTTCAATTTGCTCAACCTGATGTACGTTTTTGGCCTGGAACTAATATTAGCGTTCCGTGGGATGGAGCATTTAATGGTGGTACAATTAGTTGTAGTAGAAATCTAACTTCAACAACAGGTGATTTTGTTGCATCTGGTGGTAATTTTAGAGCAAAAGGTGTAGCATCTGGTAGTGGATACTATTGGGATAATATAGAGACAGGAAGTGCTTCAACAACGTATTTAGTTTGGAGAAGTAGCGACAACAAGTTTGTAACCCGTTCAGGAACATCTTTATTGAGTCATAAAGAAAATATAGTTGAGTTAGACACAAATATTCTTTTAAATAAAGTGTTACTAATGAAACCAAAGTCATTTCAATTTAAAGATGAATGGGTTGACAAATCAGACCCAGAAAGTATTTATAATTTGCAAACCCAACCAAATTATGGTCTAATAGTAGAAGATATAAAAGAAATTGACGCAAATTTGCTTTATCATAAAGAAGATAAAGAAACAAATAAATTTGAACCATATATGTGGAAATCAGAAGCTATAATAGCGCATTTAATTGGTTCTATAAAACAACTAAATACAAATAATGAAAATCTAAATAATATAATAACACAATTAAATGATAGAATTAAAGTGTTAGAAAATAAATAAATTTATTAATAATTAAACACATATTTTAATAATAAATTATATTATATATGTTAAGTTATAATTATTACTTAAATAATAAAAATACATGTTGTAAATATGGACCAATTGGTCCTAGAGGAGAAAGAGGACCGACAGGTATAAATGGACCAATAGGTCTAACAGGAGAAACTGGACCAACAGGACAAACCGGACCAACAGGACAAATAGGAACAATTTTTGATTTAGGTATATCTCAAATTGGTATTGATAATTGGAAACTTACTGTAGACCAAAATCCTGTATATGGTCTAATTCAATGTAAATCTTTTATTATAGACCATCCAAAAGACCCAGAAAATAAACATTTAGTTCATACTTGCTTAGAGGGACCAGAAGCAGGAGTTTATTATCGAGGAAAAGGAGAAGTCGTTGATAATAATTTGGTATCTATTTCATTACCTGATTATGTACCAGGATGGGCATATGATTTTACAATTAACGTAACAGCTATTTATGATGGAAAGGTAAAAAATTATGCAGTATCAGAAGTAGATGAAAACGGTAAATTTGTAGTTTATGGAGAAAATGGTAGATTTAATTGGTCAGCTATTGGAAAAAGAGCTGATATAAATATCGAACCATTAAAAGTAGAATCAGATGTTAAAGGATTTGGACCGTATAAATGGATTTAATTAATTTGTGTTTTTTTAATTTAAATTTTATATTATTATTAAATAATATATAATGTCAAAGTATTACGGAAATTATGCACAATATTTAGGAGCTCAGCGTTGCTGCGAATTGCCAACTCAATGTCCGGCTGGTCCTCAAGGCCCTCAAGGCCAATCAATTATTGGACCTCGTGGAAATACAGGGCCAACAGGACAAAGTTTTACAGGACCTACTGGAAGATCATGTATGGGTCCAACAGGACCAGCTGGAGGACCAATTGGACCAACAGGTTATACAGGACCTCTAGGTACAGGTCCTACTGGACCACCAGGCGTTGCATATAATCCATCTCTATATCCAGTATATTTTAATCCATCAGAAATTACAAGTATCAATCCTGATTTTTATACTCTACAATATACTGTTCCCGATAGTTATATAGCTAATTTTAATACGAGTTTTTCACCAATTGGACCAATAGAGACAAAGCCTTTATACTTTGGAGGTGGAAATACTGACCCAGATATACAATTTGCCACTCCACAGTTATTAGTAAACTTTCCAATTATTCCAGATGGAAATATATTTTTAGCAATAAATTTATTGAAGGATCTTCGAGGAGCTAGTACAGCTCATGTTTGGTTTGAAGTCTATATCACAGATTTTGGAAGTTATAGTCCTCAATTTTTAACAAGGTCAGCCGATACAGAACTTTCTGCATCAGATAATACAATTTATAATTATGTTCTAATTGCTCCCATTTCACAAACAATAATTGGTTCAAATAAATCAGTTTTAATTTCAATTAAAGCAAGATTGGATGGAAACGGTACAATTACAAGTTTTTTTGACCCAAATCTTTATATTAATTCAATAAATATTACACCAATTTTCCAGGCAGGAACTGGTCCTACTGGATATACAGGTGAACAAGGTATACAAGGTATTGATGGTTCAGCAACAAATACTGGTGCAACAGGTTGTACAGGTCCATTAGGATACACAGGACCAATAGGATATACTGGACCAATTGGTGAAACAGGATATACTGGACCATTAGGATTAACTGGTCCATTTGGTTACACTGGACCACAAGGAGATACAGGACCTCAAGGAATTCAAGGTCCACAAGGAATTCAAGGTGAAAGAGGGTTTCAAGGAATTCTTGGTATTAGAGGTGAACAAGGTTTACAAGGTTTGCAAGGTTCACAGGGTTTACAAGGTGAACGAGGACTACAAGGCTTACAAGGTGAAAGAGGTTTACAAGGAGAACAAGGTCCACAAGGACTACAAGGTATTCAAGGTGAACGAGGTCTACAAGGACAAGTCGGTGCACAAGGACCAGAAGGTCCACAAGGCTTACAAGGTAATCAAGGTGATATAGGTCCACAAGGACCAGTCGGGGCACAAGGTGTTCAAGGACCAGCAGGACAAGTCGGTGCACAAGGTGTACAAGGACCTCAGGGTATTCAAGGTATTCAAGGCAATCAAGGTGATACAGGCCAACAAGGCCCACAAGGCCCACAAGGTCCACAAGGTATACAAGGTATACAAGGTCCACAAGGTATACAAGGACCTCAGGGTAATGATGGAACAGCAGCAAATACTGGTGCAACAGGGCCTGTTGGAGCGGGAGGAACAGGTCCAATAGGATATACTGGACCACAAGGTATTGATGGAACAGCAGCAAATACAGGAGCAACCGGGCCAGCTGGACCAGTAGGACCACAAGGTCCACAAGGTCCACAAGGTATACAAGGTAATATAGGACCACAAGGTATACAAGGTATACAAGGTATACAAGGTTTAACAGGGTATACTGGACAACAAGGTATACAAGGTATTAAAGGTGATACAGGACAACAAGGTTCACAAGGACCAGCAGGAGCACAAGGTATTCAAGGAGCAGCAGGAGCACAAGGTATTCAAGGTATTAAAGGTGATACAGGACAACAAGGTTCACAAGGACCAGCAGGAGCACAAGGTATTCAAGGAGCAGCAGGAGCACAAGGTATTCAAGGTATTAAAGGTGATACAGGACAACAAGGTTCACAAGGACCAGCAGGAGCACAAGGTATACAAGGACCAGCAGGACCAGCAGGAGCACAAGGTGCACAAGGTTTAACAGGACCACAAGGTTCACAAGGCATTCAAGGTATTAAAGGTGATACAGGACCACAAGGTACCCAAGGTGCGCAAGGAACTGTAGGACCACAAGGTGTACAAGGAACAGTAGGACCACAAGGTACACAAGGCCCACAGGGTCCACAAGGTCCGCAAGGCATACAAGGTACACCAGGAACATCGGCATCTTTGGGTGGATTTGATAATTATTTTTTATATAAAACATCATCTACAACAGCTGAAACAAATCAAGTTATGTCTACAGATGGAGGTTATTTGAATATATCATACTCTCCATATACTGTTGGTGGATATAGAATATACGTTCAACCAACTGTACCTATTGGAGCTATATCAGCCGGTACAATATGGATTAATACAACTCCTTAATTATAAGTCCAACCACCTGCTCCATCACTTTTAGCAAATACAGAAGATTTTAAAACCCAACTTGAACCGTTGTAAATATAAATGTCTGCAGGATTCCAATTAGCTCCATTGTAAACATTAACAAACCCGCCTGTGCCAAATTTTACTAGAGAAGCTGCAGATTGAGCGCTTGCTGCCAAAGAACCAGAATGGTCAATTTGATATTGAATGCATACATCATTCACTGTTGCAACTTTAAAATAATATGAAACTCCTTGTTCTAATCCGCTTGATATTGAAGCGGTATATGTATATGTTGTACCACTAAATATATTTCTTGTAAAAGAAGTACCTTCTCCTAAATAAAAATAAGTTCCATTCAAAGTTGTTGAATAAAAAAATAATATTTTACTAACAGCTCCAATTCCATCTTGACTAATACTATTTGTTTCATTTCCTCGACATGATACACTTATACCTGTTGGAGTATTTGAGAAAATAACATTTGTGGGTTGAACCGGAGCATTATTATATGTAATAAATCCCATCATTGAAATTCCAGATGATTGTATAGTTGATAAAGATGTAGCGCTAGTTGATGTAGTAGTTGCATCATAATATATATTTTGACCTGAAACAGCTTTTTTTGCAAAAGCCATCCAAAATGATGTACTAGTTGTTGGGTTAGAAACTCCAATATGATAAAGTGTATTTCCTGTAATAGTAAGAGTTTGTCTCAAAGTAGTAAATGTTTTAGTAGTAGCTAAAATAGGATTTGTTAAAGACCAAGTTTGAGCAGCCCCTACTCCACTTCCACTTATTAAAGTAATACTACTAGGTGAATTTGTTAATGCTAGTGAATTATTTCCCATTAAAAAACCTCCACTTGAATTATATAGTTTGAAGTAAGTCAAACCATTTCTGTAAGATAAACCTCCAGTTCCATCATCATTGTAATATATTTTTCCACCACAACAAGCCAATGACATGCTGTAAGGATACCAAACAAGATTATCATCAGGACTTGCTGGATTAGAATAATCCCAAAGTCTATTTGTACTTGGACATATAATGCTTGCAGTTGCTGTAAAATTAGTAGCAAAACCATGAGCATCATATCCATCAAAATAGAAACTTTGTTGATTTGCCTTGCTTTGTATTTCTGCAATTGAATCATATTGTGTTGCTCGTGAAATTGAATATACCGGCATATATTAATTAATATGATAATATTAAAATAAAAACTCTAAATAATTTGCGTTAAATATTTAAATACATAAGTATTTAAAGATTTTGAAATAAAAACTATTATAAATGTCCGCATTTTCAAATAAAAATCATGTCGTATCTCAAAATGATGGGAATGTTTTAACTATTAAAACTGTTCAAATAGCGCCTTTTAGAACTTTAATGACCGCTCTCAAAGATATTCTTTTAGAAACAAATATAACTTTTGAACCTGATGGAATTCGTATCATCAATATGGACAAATCTCACACCATCTTAGCTCATCTTTATTTAGCTGCACAAAATTTCGAAGTTTATGAATGCAAAAAAGAAAAAATTATTATTGGTGTCAATATGTTTCATTTATTTAAATTGATTAATTCAATTGATAATGATGATACCTTAACAATTTATATTGAAAACTCTGATTATGTAGATGGAATTGTTTCTCATTTAGCACTAAAGTTTGAGAATGGAGAGATTAAGCAATGTAAAACACAGAAGTTGCGATTGATTGAACCAGAGCCTGAAGAGCTTCAGTATCCTGATGTCAAGTTCTCTTCAATTATTAACCTTCCTTCTGCAGATTTCCAAAAGATTATTCGCGATTTGTCTTGTATTTCTGATAAGTTAGAAATCAAGTCAGTTGGTAATGAACTTATTTTCAAATGCTCTGGTCAATTTGCTTCAGCTGAAATTCATCGTGCTGAATCTGACGGAAGTATGGGATTTATTTTAAAGCAAGATTCATCTAAAATTATTCAAGGCGAATTCTCTCTTAAGAACTTAGGATACTTCATTAAATGTACCAATCTTTGCCAACAAATTGAGGTGTATTTGGAGAATGATTTGCCTCTTGTTGTCAAGTATAATGTAGCTAGTCTTGGTGAGATAAAACTCTGTCTCGCACCTTTACCAAGTTCATAAAATATTTTAAATAATTAATTTATATTTATATTATATATTATATATAAATGTCAAGCTATTATGGAAATTATAATCAATATTTAGGCGCTCAACGCTGTTGCAATTTAAAAGTTCAAGGGCCTGCAGGTTTACAAGGACCAACAGGTCCAGGAACATTAGGTCCGCGTGGGTTTACAGGACCACCAGGTGAAAGTTTTACAGGACCAACAGGAAAAGGATGTAGAGGACCAACTGGAGAACCTGGTAATCCAAGCGGATTAACTGGATATACAGGAGCAACAGGCCCTAGTTTTTGGGATGCTTCTGGAAATAGTGCAATCAAATATAATAATGATGTCTATATTGGTGGTAAGCTAAATGTTGATGGATTAATTGACCCAATAGGTTTAATATTAGATGCACAAACTTCAATTCCAACCGGACTTACAGACCCAAGTAATATTTTATGGGTAAAAAATACAGTACCTACAACATTGTATTATGGTAGTAATCCTTTACTAAATTCGTTTACAGTAACTTATGGTAGCGAAGATAGTCCAATAAGATTTTATTTAAGAGATGAAAATACTGATAATAAATTTTATTCTGATGCATTATACACAACGCCAATAGCAATACCAATAACATTTCCTGTAGAAGGAAAAAAATGGGCATATAATTTATCTATTATGGAATGGGATTTATTAGGTGCTGAAGTGTCAAATACATTTAATATTAGGTTTTATACTGACCCTTCTTTTCCTATTCCTAGTCAAAAAGTACCTTTTATTTTTACAGGTAATACATCAGGATATTTAACTGTTACAACTACAGGTGCAAACCAACCAAGGATGTTTGGTTCATTTAATGATTATGTGGATTTAACAGGAACAACCGGCACTACTTATTATATTCAACTTAATCAATTTACATCTGTAACTTCTGGAGGCAACCAAGGATATTTTAAATTTTGCATATCAATGTTTTTGGTAAATTAAATAACAATTTAAATTATATATTTAAAAATACAATTATATAATTTAATTATGAAGCTTACAAAAATTCCAAGAAATATTTTTCAAACATGGTCAACAAAAAATATATCAGATAAATTCAGAGAATTAACTCAAACATGGATTAATAATAACCAAAATTATGCTTATTTTTTATTTGATGATATTGATTGTGAAGAGTTTATAAAAAAAAACTTTGATACGTCAGTTTATAATGCTTATTGCAGAATTATACCAGGAGCGTTTAAAGCAGATTTATGGAGGTATTGTATGTTATATATTTATGGAGGAGTTTATGCAGATATGGATACGATTTGTAATAGACCAATAGATGATTTTTTAGATGAAAATATTGAATTTATGACGCCAATTGACTTAAATAATTGTTCTTATTATGGAAAATACAATTTATTTAACTGTTTTATTGCTTCTATTCCAAAACACCCAATACTTTTAGACTGTATTAATCGCATTGTTCATAATGTTGAAAATAACATTGTACCTTTTTCAAATTTAGATTTTTCAGGTCCAGGAATATTAGGAAAATCAACAAATTTATTTTTAGGATTAGATGAAAATACGTCTTTTATTGGAAAAGAAGGAATTATTAATAAAATTAAGCTTTTAAAATTTGAATATGGAACAGAATATGTTAAAGATTTATATACTGATAAAGTTTTGTTTCAAAACAAAAATGGTAATTCATTTATTCAAGAAATATATAACAATGAAATTAAGCAAACAAATATTATTGATTGGGGAACATGTAAAAATCCAATTAAAAAATTAGAAAATATTTCTATTGAACCAACAATAGTAACAATGTTTTATAATATTAGAGAGAAAGAAAATAACACTTCAAATTCATCATTAAATCATAGTACAAATAGATATATTGAACTAGCAAAAAAATTCTTATTAAAACTACCATATAAGTTGATAATATTCACAGACATTGATGAATTAATTGAAATTGTTAAAGAAGAAAGAAGTACATATATGAATAAAACGTATATTTATAAGAAAAAATTTGAAGAAACATATTATTTCAACCATTTAGAAAAACTGAAGGTTTTACAAACAAAATATAACATATTAAACGGACATTTAGAGCATGAAACTCCAATGTATATAATATTAAATAACAATAAGTTTGATTTTATACAATCGGCTATCGAATTAAATCCATATAATAGTAGTCATTTTATTTGGATGGATTTTGGAATAAACCATGTTGCATTAAATCCAGAAAAAATTTCGGAATGGATTTTTAATATACCAGATAAAGTTAAACAATTATGTATAAATCCATACATAGAAAATGTTGATAATAAAAATATGTTTCAATATATTTATCATCATACGGCCGGAGGTTTATTTTCAGGTTCTTCTAAAAATTTATTAGAATATTGTAATTTATTCAAACAAAAAACAGAGCAAATATATAATGAAGAATGGTATCAAATAGATGAAGCTGTAATGACAATGGTTCAAAGAGAAAACCCTGATTTGTTTGATTTATTTTATGGAGATTATCAAGGAATCATATCAAATTATTTGACACCAATTCATAATATAGATTTAATTTTAAGAGGTTCACAAAAATGTATTGATTTAAATAAAACAAAACAAGCATATATTATTTTATGTTATTGTAATAAATATTTTGAAGAAAATCCAAAAAATAAACTAATATATCAATTTATTCAACAACATTTAATTGTAGATTATTATAATAATAATTGTATGATAATACAAAGCGTAGTTAATTTAATAAATTTATTAAAAAAACTAGATTTTGAAAGAACAGATTTTATGTTAAAATCTAATGCAAATAATATAAATTTTTACACAAATAAAGAAGAATTTTATTAATTTATTAATTATATTTTACGATTGAATCTATATATTTTTTATCGTAAACACCAATTCTAGTAGTTCTATCCCAAGTGCTATAATTAATAAGAACTCTCTCATCTTCAACTAGAATACTAAGACAATATTCAATCGGTTCGCCTTCAAATTTAAATGGAGCTGAATAACGCAATAAATTCATATCTGAATCAAAAACAACAATTACATGATAATAGTGTCGTGGATTTTCATATGAAACAATATGAGTAACAAACCATATTTCAGATTCAGAAATATCAATTGTAATATTTCCATTATTATTTTCTCCAATTTTTTTTACATAATTAAACCCGCATGTAGAACCTCTTATTCTACTAAAAATTTTTGGCATTTCTCTCTTATCAACCAAAGATAAAATATTTGTTTCATTATTTAACTTGCATATTTTCAATGGATGCCAATCATAAATAATATGAGTTGAATCTTTATAATTTACATAGGTCCAATTTTTTTCACATGAAGAATTATTAAAATCTGTTTTTAATTCATTGCTATTAAGTTGAATATTTTCAACATCATATTTACCCGACACAATACCAATTTGCTCATTTTTATGATAACCAGTTCCAATAAACAATAAATCTTCAGTTTCAATATCATGGAAAATTTTAATATCTTCAATACCAATGTATCTTCTATTGTCAAATTTTAAATCCATCCATTTTTCTAATTTAACATTTAAATTTTTATCAAACTCAATATATTTATTTACAGATATAATATATTTATCACAATTTAAATAATTACCCGAATCATTTATGTGATAATTTACATATCTAACATTCATTTTATATCCATCATTATTATTATTAGGGATTAGACAACTAGAAGAAGATACAAATTTAATATCTTCATTATTAATATTTGTCATGATTGTGTTATCAATAACAATTTTAGATGTAGTTTTTAAGATATCTTTATAAAATTTCATACTTTGAAGCATATTATTAATTTCGCCATCATTTTTTGAGTTATTTAAAACTTTTACAACTTCATAATTAATATTATATATTCCAACATAAAAAGCAATAATTGAAAATTCATAATATATTTGACTTGTATAAACATCATTGTGTAAAAATAAATATCCATCACGATTTTTGTTTAAATCTAATATTTGTTTAGCTTGTTGATAAATCATATAACCAAGCTTATGTTGAGAATTAATTCTATAATGTTTTAGTATTTCATACATACCTTCTAAACGTTCAGGATAATATTCAAAACCATTTAACCATGTTGCAATAGCTTCTTCTATTTTTCCCATATTTTTTAAGCATAATCCAATTCTATAATAACTGTACCATACTTCTTCAACCCAACCTTTAAATTCAATACGTTTTTTGTAAACATTAATAGCCTCACCAAATCTTCCAGAATCATGATAACTATTAGCCAAATAAAAATAATATCTGACATTATTTGGTTCTTCTTTTATTCCATCCAAAAGTAATCTAATATCTCTTTCAAATTTATCGTGTTTTGAACCTCCATCTCCAAAGTCTCTAATAAACAATTCTTTTTTATCAAATCCAATACTAGTATTTTGAGGTGGAGTATCAATATATTCATGTGTTACTCCATTATACTTATAAAGACCATTATTTTTAACAATTCTCATATTTTGGTAATAAAATGAATCATTTCCTTGAAGAATACTAAAACTGTCTGCTCTAGTTAACATTTGTTTATTAAAGTTATTAATTTCAAGTGCCATATCAGCATCTAATAATAAAACATAATCAGACATACCTAAACATGACTGTAAAGCAAAGTTTCTGTTATGACAAAAATTTTTAAAAGGTTCGAAAACAACTTTACCTGGAATATGTTTACTATCAAAATAATCGGTAATTATTTTAACAGTATCATCTGTTGAACCAGTATCACAAATACAATAACAATCAATAATAGATACTAACGAATTGAATAATCTAGTAATAATTTTACTTTCATTTTTAACTATCATATTTAAACATAAAGTTGGTTGTTTTTGACTATTTAAAATAAGTTCCATAATAATTTATGTATTTAATTTTTAAATTAGTAATTAATAAATAAATATATCCAATAAATATAAAATGGCTTTCACAAGATTTAAATATGATGACTGTAGAACAAAAAAAGAATTACAACAATCAACAGACCAAGGTAGATGGATATTAAATGTTCCAGGAAATGGTGCAAATCCTTGTTATATGGAAGACCCGCAAATTATTATACAAAAATGGGGAGGTAATTTAAGAACAAATACTATCAATTTAGAAAGTGAATTGAGAGGTGTGAACAGACAAATAGGCAGAGATTGTTTAGGAAAAGACAATTATAAAAGCTATAATGTACCTAGTGAAGCAATTGAATATCCTTCTTGTAGTAATTTGTCTACAGAACAATCGAGAGCTACTAATCCTGCATGGTGGTATCGTGATTTAGAGCAAGTAGACTGGCAATATCCTCCATTAAATCCCCAAGTTAATACATGTTTGCCTTTTCAAAATAATTTAAGTACTAGAATTTTAGAAAAAGATTATTTTACACCAAAGAGAGATTGTGTCGTAAATGAAACGAAAAATTATTTGCCTTCAAGTTATAATCTAATAAGAGGTGGTTATGTAGGAGGCCCAACAACTTGTCAACAAACAAATTCTTGCCAAACATTGTAAATAAAATTTGAAAAATAATTTAGATTATTATATGAATAAAATATAATACTCTATATATATAACTATGGAAATAGCAATCCCATTAATAGCATTAGGTGGTATGTATGTAGTATCTAACCAATCAAATGAAAATTGTACTAAAAAAGAAATCAGACAAAAAAGACAAGAAAACTTTACAAATATGGGAATTAGAAGTAATCTTGCTACAACACAAAGTCAAATATTTGGTAATTATTTGCCAAATACAAATATACCTCCACAAAATTTTCCCGTATCAAATATTAATCAATTAGTTGATACTGTTCAAGAGTATCCAAACCCTAATGTAGCTACAGACAAATATTTTAATCAAAACCTATATGAGCAAAAAGTTAGAAATCATGTTCCTGTTAGTAAAAATCCTCAAGAAATTTATTCTTTAACAGGTAATTATTTAGATTCAGCCCAATTTAAACATAATAATATGGTTCCATTTAATGGAGGAAAAGTGAAAGGTCGCACTTATGATATGAATATTAATGAATCTGTTCTTGATAATATGATTGGTTCAGGTTCTCAAGTTATAAAAAAGATTGAACAAGCGCCTTTATTTAAACCTGAACAAAATATGCAATGGGCTTATGGTATGCCTAATCAAAGTGATTTTTATCAATCTCGTGTTAATCCTGCTATGAAAAATAACAATGTTAAACCATTTGATACAGTTATGGTTGGTCCTGGTTTAGACCAAGGTTATGGTTTTAATGGAAGTAATGGATATAATTCTGGAATGGAAGCTCGTGATAAATGGTTGCCAAAAACTGTTGACCAATTGAGAGTAGATACAAACCCTAAATTAGAATACGAACTAATCAATCATGAAGGTCCTGCAAATTCTTTTATTAAAGCAGCTCCTGGTACTCAACTCTTAGGTCGTGTTGAAAAACAAAGACCTGATACATTCTTTATTAATACACAAGACCGTTGGCTTACTACTACTGGTGCCGAAAAAGGTGAAACATTAAGACCTATTCAAGAAATGGGTATACTTAGACGTAATGATATTCCAATTGATTACATGGGTCCAGCAGGTTCTGTTGATATTAAAGCTGCAACCGCTCCAGAGAATTTTGAACCATCAAAAAGACATGAAGCATTATCAGGTGGTGTAAATCATTCAAGAGCCACAGGACAAGGCAACCATACCGATAAAGATATGTTTTTAAGAAGTCATACTAATTATGAAAACCATAGAAGCACTGTAAAACAACCAGAATCATTTAGAAGTGGATTTAGTGGTGCTATTGGAGCAGTTATTGCTCCTCTAATGGATATGTTAAAACCAACTCGCAAAGATGAAACAATTAATAATGTCAGAGTTTATGGAGATGCTGGAACATCATCTATGGTTAAGGGTCCTGTTTATAATCCTCAAGATACTACATCTACTACAATTAAGGAAACAACATTATATTCACCTAACTTTAATATTAACAACCAAAAGGAAGGAATATATGTTAATAATTATACTGCTCCTGGAAACACACAAAGAGACACCACAAGCTGTGAATACTATACAGCTGCTGGAGGTTATGCAACCGGTTATGGTGATATGAATTATGAAGCCGCATATCGTCAACATAATAATGACATAAAATCACAAACTATTGTCAATAGACCAAACCAAGGTGGAACCCAAATATTTAACCAACAAATGCATTTAAGCACAATTAAGAGTGATTCCGACAGAATGGATGGAAGAGTAAATCCTGCATTTTCTAGATTATCAGGATTACCACCTTCTACAAATACTTATGGAGCAATTAGAGCACCTCAATATTACAATGAATGTCAAATGTGCGACCGTATACAGCCAGATATTTTAACAGCATTTAAAAACAATCCTTACACTCATTCATTAACAAGTTCGGTTTAAAATAAATTTTTATGAATTATACTAAATGATTTATAAAAATTGCTTAAAGTAATAATTATATTTTATAAAATTACTACAATGATGATTAATTATCCAAAATGCACACGTTCTTTTATTAATTTATGCACTTCAAATAAACTTTTTTTTAATGAATTTCTTAAATTAGGAAATCTACAAACATTTGATGTTTCTTTAAGAGATGGACTTCAATCTTTAGATATTTCTGAACAAGCAAATTTTACAACAGAAAGAAAAAAAGAATTATATAATCATATAATTTCTACTTATGCACCAAAAAATATTGAAATTGGTTCTTGTGTTAATAAAAAAGTTTTACCAATATTTAATGATACAGAAGAATTTTTAAAATTTACTGATAACAATAATAAAATAAATGAAGAATTAATTAATAATTATGTTTTAGTCCCTAATGAAAACCAGCTAAAAAATGCTATAAAAATTGGTGTAAAAAATTTTTCATTTATAACTTCTGTTTCAAATAGTTTTCAATTAAAAAATACAAAAATGACATTGGAAGAATCAGACAAAACTTTGTATAATATGTTGTATTTATTAGATGAAAGTCCAAAATTTAGAAAAATGCCTTCAGTAAAATTATACGTATCATGTATAAATGAATGTCCTATTGCAGGAAAAATTGATAATGATTTTATAGTTAATAGATTATTAAATTTAAATAAAATGAATGTAGACACAATTTGTCTATCGGATACATGTGGAAGCTTAACTGATGAAGATTTTGAATATATAGTTGATACATGTTTTCACTTTGGTCTTCCATCAAATAGACTTTCATTGCATTTGCATGTTAAAAAGGAAAGAGAGAGTGAAGTTGAAAAGATAATTCACATGGCATTAGACCGTAATATAAAAGGATTTGATGTATCATTGTTAGAAAGTGGAGGTTGTTCTGTTACTATGGATAAAAATAAGTTAGCACCAAATTTATCTTACGAGTTATACTATAAATCTTTATTTACATATATACTAAAAAACGTAGATTAAATTTAAAAATAATATATACCAATATTTTATATGGCAACTTGTAAAAGTTTATGTAGAAAATATAAAACAGAGAAAGGTTATTTATGTGATAAATTAGAAAAACAAGGAATTTTAAATAATAAGAACTGGTGCATAATTAATAAATCTGATGTTGACAATTACAAGAAATATTTGGGAGACCCTTTTACAAAAACTAATTTAACAAGCCAAACTAACCAAAAAATCTATTGGGATTATGTAAAAGAAACAAATCCACAACAAATGTGTTATTCTTCTGGTATTAAATATTATCCTTGTAAAATAAATTCAAATTTTCAATATATGTTTGGTATACTTATTATGATTATGGCAACTATCGGAACTGTTGGAGGCCAACATTTATCTCAAACAGCAGCTTTAGCTGGTAAAACAAATAAACAAATTTTAATTTTTTTAGTAGGAAAATTAAGGCAATTATCACAAAGTGAGTTAGTTGATAAAGGAATTATAGAACAAGAAACATTAAATGGAGTAATTTCACAATTAAAAGATGATATAAATAATTTAGATGAAACAGACAAAATATCTCAGGGTAAATATATAAAAAATATATTTAAAATATCATCAGATATAATTAAAAATAATACAAAAAGTTTATCAAGTTTAATGCCAACATCTGTAATGGATTTTTTTATTGAACATATACCAGATGAACATGCAATTGAAATTCTAAAAGGAGGAAATTTTATTACAGAAGACGATGGTTCGCTGTACGATTGGACAACAAAAAATTTAAATGGATATGGTAGATTTTCAAGTCACGCAAAAAATGCTTCTGATGTCATACAATATGGATACACAGATATGTTTGTAGATTCATATTTGCATTTGTTATGTGGTAAATTTAAATATGAAAATGGTAAGACAGTTTCTTGGTGCCAATTGGAAGGTGCGCCTATGCCTCCTGGCTTAACAACTGCAGAAGTTTTTAATAATATTTATAATGGTAATAATTTTAATAAGAAATATCTACAATACTATATTGACCATTTTGTTGATTCAGCAGTATATTTTACTTTATCTAAAACAGCACAATTAGCTGGTAAAAAAGGGTTTAATTTAGCATTAGGAACATCTGAAAACACAGATTCAAATCCTATATATTTAGCACCATTTAATTTAAATGAAATAAATGCAGAGCCAAACCCTAGAGGAGTTAGTTTTAATTTTACTAAAAATAATTTTACATATAATTTGGGAATTCATAATGATATTATTGCATCACTTAATATAACATCTCTACAAGATGTTAATGAAACAAATACAAGAAATCAATTAATTTCACCTATGGAATATAAAATGCAGAAAAAACAAATGGAAAATCCATATGGTAATAATATTGGTCAAGGATTAGGTCAACAAATGTATATACCATCTGCAAATTTAAATTTGGGAGCTTCCACTTCACAAGCATTTTTATCAAGAGGAGGAAAATATCAAAAAAAAAGAAAAACAAGAAGAAAAACCAATAGAAAAAGAAAAACAAGAAGAAATAAAAAATAATCTTATATTTTAATTAATTACGTTATATTAAAATATAAAAACACTTTGCATTTTATAAGTAAGTAAATGTCATTACAAATTCATCAAAATATAAAAAATAAATTAAATTACTTTCATGAAATGCATAAAATTCCAAATATATTATTTCATGGTCCATCAGGAAGTGGAAAAAGAACAATTGTTAATGAGTTTATTCACAAAATTTATGATGATGATAGGGAGAAAATAAAATCATTTGTTATGTATGTTAATTGTTCACATGGTAAAGGAATAAAATTTATAAGAGAGGAATTAAAATTTTTTGCAAAAACTCATATAAACTCAAATGGTGGAAATAATTTTAAAAGCATAGTTCTTTTAAATGCAGATAAGTTGACAATGGACGCACAATCAGCATTACGTAGATGTATTGAATTATTTAGTCATAATACAAGGTTTTTTATTATTGCAGAAGATAAATATAATTTAATGAAACCAATATTGTCGCGATTTTGCGAGATATATGTTCCAGAACCTGTTTTAAATGGTAAAATTTTAAATTTATATCAATATAATTTGAATGAGGTATTTAAAATGAAGGATATAAAAGTATCCAGATTAGAATGGCTTAAGAAAGAATTAACAAAAAATGTAAATAAAAAAATAAGTTTAAATGAATTAATGTTATTATGTGTTAAGCTTTATGAAAAGTCATATAGTGGATTAGATATAATGAATTTATTAGAGAATACTAAATTTTTAGAAGGAAATATTACAACTGAAAAAAGATATGAACTATTAATAGCATTTAATCGTGTCAGAAAAGAATTTAGAAATGAAAAAATACTAATTTTATTTATTTTAAATTTTATTTTTTTAAGTTCAGAACTATCTTTAGAAAATATAAGTTTTATGTAAATGGACGATTTCAATGTCAGTGCGCTTCATGAATCCAAAAATGAATGGGGTTCTCGTTTGGTTACTATTTTAACACCTTTAATCATCGATGGATATAAATCAATATTAGATGAATCTATTAAGCTTTGTAAAGATAATGGTGAAAATGATAAATATTTAATGACTTTCCAAAATTTAATTTCAAGAATTCCTAAGTGGAATGCTCAAATTATTGAAACAGAAAGAAAAAGAATTTGTGAAAAATCTGGTTGTACTTATTTAGAAGAATTAGTTTCATGTGTTCATATTATTCAATTAAAAACTCTAACTGCAATGAGAGTTGGACAAAAGCAAAAGAAAATTGATATTAATATACCAAAATTAGACGATTTTATTCATAAAACATATATTAATGTTGCTAGAAAAGTTTATAAAAACGTTTACTTATTTCAATTAAATGTTGAGCCATTACAGGTTCAAAAAAATTATAGAGAGCTTGAAATTATTGTTCAAGAATGTATTTTAAACACTTTGAGAGAAAGTATTCCTGTAGAGGCAATTTTAAAGGCTTATATGGATGAAACTGTAGAGGAAGATGTAGTAGAAGAAGTTAGTGAACAAATTATTGAAGAACCTATTAAACAAGTTGTTCAACCAGATGTTCAACCAGTAGCAAACGGATTACAGTCTCCAAAAAATGGTTTAACTTTTAATGATATTGATTATGTAAAAACAGAAGACGGAAATATTTCAAATGTAAGTGCTCCTAAATCTATTGATAGATTAGAAGAAATTAGCCAAATGCGAGCTCAGCAAAGAAAAATGGAAGAAGACGATGATGACAATGTTAAACTTAATATTTCAGGCGAGTCGTTTAATTTAGATGCTTTAGATGTTCATAATATTGATGAACCACCTATAGATTTATTGCCTGATTTATTAATTGATGATATTGAAGTTTTAGAATAAATTGCGTAAAAAAATAAATAAGAAACTGCTTTAGTAATTTAATGGATAATATATTTGTTATTGCTGCTGTTGTATCGGTTGTATTTTTAATTGCAAAATTTATTGAAATGAGATTTGTTGAAAAAGAAAGCAAGCCTTTAAAATTTTTGATAAGAGATGCTCTTTTGGTTTATTTTAGTGTTGTTTCAGGTTATTTTATAATTGGACAGATAAATCCAATGTTAAAAGGAGGAGCTATTACATCAACAAAAACACCTGTTTTTACAGACAATCCAGGATTTTAAACTAAATTCTTTTTATTATATTATATTATAATGAAAAGAGTAAAAACAAAGAAAAATAGAAAAGGTATTTCTAAGAAACAAAAAAAATATAATAAAAAAACCAGAAAATTAATAGGAAGTGGAGAGAAAGAGCAAAAAGAAAGGATACTAAAAGATAATTTTAGAAATATGTTTATGAAAGCTTTTAAAAAATTACAAGATTCTATTAAATCTGGCGATAATAAGAAGTTAACTGACGCTGTTGAAGCATTTAAAAATGGGTTCAAAAGTAATCAAATAAGTATAAATACATTAATTCCTGTTACTAATAATACTATACCAATTTATAAATATAAATATAATGCATCTGAAACACCAATAATAGCATTTGTTCCATCTTTAGTTGTAATTTTTGATAATATAGATGACTTTATAACAAGAAAAAATCTAATTACAAGTTTTATAAAAAACAAAGGTAATATAAATCTTAAAAGTTATACAAAAGATATTACTGCATTATCAGACGCAATACGTCTTCAAGATAAAGAACTTGTAAAGTTCTTGCTAGAAAATGGTGCAGATATAAAAAATTTAACCGATGAACAAAAAACACAGCTAGACGCCATTATTAAAGAAGAAGAAGTAGAACAAATCATTGAACCTGAGCATGCAAAACCAATTGTTAAATTAGAAATACCAATGGACCTTCCCTCTGATTCAGGATATAATCCAGAAGTTGAACCTGAATTTTGGAAACAAATATTTCAAGAAAATGAAATGCTTTCAATACGCAAAAAATTAAATGACATGATGAATTCTGATGGTGCAATACCAATAGAAAATAGAGAAGCAACTGAGTTATGGAGTGTTTGTAAAATTAATCAATCAATGATACCAACATATTTTACTCCTTTAAAAAATGAACCTTATGAATCATTTGGAAGTTTTCTTTCTGACCAAGATATAGACTTCTCTCATTATAATATTGTATTATGTGCAGCTTTAATTGTTTTTGGATTAATATCTAAAAAAATGGTAGGACAAGACTATAAATTAATTTTTAAAGGCGGAAAAGCAATACAGTTAGAGTTAGCAGGAACACCTGAAACTGCAACATATAAAAGTGAAGATATTGATGTATTAATATTACCTGATACAGATATCCCATATGACAAATTAAAAGTTAGAAACTTATCAGGTCATATATCTTATTTAGTAAGATGGTTTTTAAATACACCCGAAACACAATATAAAGTTTCTGTACAAGTACCTAATCCTGAAAATACAAAAGCCAACCCTTTTATTTTTAAATTAAGTTATGTGAAGGTTATTCAAAAAAGAGATTTTAGAAGACAAATGATGGTTGATGATTTTAGACAATTTTCAGACATTGATTTTAAAGAAATTCCTCAAACCATTAAAACTTTTTTTGAGAATTCCAATGAATATACATTTTATATTTCTGAATTAGATGAAGGCGTTTTGTTTAGATGTCCAAATATTGGTGCACTTTTAGATGAAAAAATATATTATTACACAAAATATACAAATTTTAAAAAATTATTACAAGAAAATAAACCTATTCCTGAAGAAGGTTATGAAAGGTTAAATAGTTTTGAATGCGACAGATTTTTGGAAAAATTTAAAAGAGCTATTTTAGCATTGAATAAAGGTTTACAAAAACAAAGATTTCCAGGAATATTACCAGATGAATTATTAACAAAAGAGAAAAGTTCTATTAAAAAGCGATTAGAAAAACTAGGAATTATAGATGAAATTACAAAAAATTCTGTATTAGAAACTTTATATCCATAAATAAATTAAAATAAAGTTTAATTGAATAAATTCATAATGGAAACTATGTATTTATTTTTAACGACCTGTCCACACTTTTACAACAGCCTTAGGCAGAGTGCCTTTTTTTAAGTTGGACATATATTTATCGAACGAATAATCACACCATTTTTGATGTTGCATTATATCTCCAAATAAAGCCTTAAATTTAAATAAATTTTTGTCTTCTGTATAAAATATACATCCTAATATCCTCTCTAAACAACATCTATCTGGTCTATTTTTAACACATCTTACTAAGTTTATTATATTATATCTATTATTTAGACCTAAAAGAAAATTGTAATTTATATAAGCTTGAGAGCCAAAACATCCATACCATTTATTATGAGACATACCAAGTACGCTATCATTTAATAATAATTTTTTTTCAAAAAAGGTACAATTATTTAAGCTCTTGGTTAGTTTCAAAGTGTTTTCTATATTTTCTTTATCAGCATTAAAATACCATAATGGTAAAACATTTAATTTACTGAATGCTTCAAATGGTATTCTTTTATGAAAAAAAACACTGTCATGTAAAATTACAGCATTTTCAAAATACTTATTCTTTAAAAAATAATAATATGGTAATATTTCTCCACTTCCAGGAAATTCTGAATTAACTATTTCAACATTATTGTAATCAAATTCAGATTTGACAAAATGTTGATTACTATTATCATCAATAATAACTATTTTTTTATTAGGATATAGTGTTTTTAATAATTTAACAGAATGATTCCAATATCTATTAGTTTTTTCTGAATTAACATGTCTTGTAATAATAAATCCAAAATTGTTCATAATATATATAAATATAATTGTATTATGAACTACAACAAAAAAAATAACTTGCTAGATTTTTCTTAAATATAAACTGGAATACTATCAATATCAATTATATCGTCTTTAATCTCACCTTTAAATTCAGAATATTTTTTAAATTCTGGCCTCTCTAATTGAGCTTGTGGTGTATGATTATGGACACATCTTGCAATCATTTTATATAATTTAAAGTCAGGATATCTATCAACTCCATTTCCCTTATATAACATATTTATTCCTTTATCATCTAAACACCATTCAACTATTAAACGTTGAACAGGGTCTTTGCATTTGCTTAAATCCTTTACTTCTTCAAAATCATCAATAATATAATCTAATATTGAACATGCTAAACGACATAAATCAAAACTATAATTTGGCTCCAATCTTGGTTTCTTTTCATTTAAATATGGTTCAGTATTGTATTGAGTTGCAGCATCTCCTCCAGGTTGAAAACTATCACTACAAAAAAGCTTTCCATCAAATTTATAAATACTTCTTCCAAAATCAATTATTTTAAATATACGTCCAAATGTTGGAACTTTGTAATACTTCTTTTTATAACAATAATAAATGAATTTTTTATCAGTTTCATTATACATAACATTGTTTGTATGTAAATCATTATGTGTAAAATTAAAAGCCTTTTGATATGTAATTAAAATCATAATTATTTGCATCAATGCAGAATACCATTCTTCAGGAGTTAAATCATTGTTTAAAATTAAATCATCAAATGTATTTTCACAAAATTCCATACCAATTACTTGAACAGGAAATTTAGGTATAGTGACATTTATTCTCTCTTCTTCATACGATTCATCATCATCACTGTCGTCATCTTCCCATTCTTCATCATCTTCTTTGGCTTCTTTAATTTCGTTTTCATCAGAACTTTCTTCATCGTGACTTTTACTTTCAGACTCATTGTCTCCACAATTTTCACAATCTTCTTCATAATCACCATCGTCAGTATGTGATGACCTTGATGAACATGTTGAATTTGTTTTTAAAGTTACATTTTTTTCTTCTTTGTTTTCTAAAAAATTTACATTTGTCAAGTCTTCTAATTCCATTTCTAATTCTTTTATTTTATTTAAATCTACTGTATTTTCATTAAAAATATCTTCAAAAATTTCATTATCAAAAGACTTAATTGAAAGCTGTGATTTTGCACTTATATTATGGTCTATTGTAATTGGTTTTAGGCGCTGATTTTCATTTTGAAATAAATGCTCATAATCATCAATCTTAAATAATGTATTTTTATTTTTAATAAAAAAATCTGAATTATTTAAGTAATCAATATCGTCAAAAACATTAATATTAAAATCGTTTTTAATTGCTAAAAAAGAACCATAATAATCTACTCCATGTATAAATTTATGGCTTGATAATAAAGTGCTTGTTAAATATAAAAACAAGCCGTCAACATAGGCTGAATTATTTACATCCATTAGTTTTGAATTACATTCAGATTCAGTTGAATTAAGTTTTGGTAAATTAAATAAAGTAGAATCATTAATATTATATTTACCAACTAAGTATTTATATGGGTCTAAAAGGGGTGCTAATTTAAAAAAAACATCCTTTTCTTTAATTTTATTGGTGTTTATGTTCTTAACTTTACAAATATATAATTTGTTATCTTCATCGATATTTTTTTTTACACTTGAAATATACCATTTATTATTCAAATTAATACTATTATAATTAGTCTCATTTAATGAAAAGAATCTTGTATAAATTGGTATATAATTTTGTGTATTTGAGAGAAAAAGAGAATTTATATCTTCTAAACTTTTAAAAAGTTCAAGATTCTTTCTTTTTTGATAATCTATGTTTATCATCTTTAGCTAATTATTATATAAATTATATGTATTTTTAACTTATTATAAATGCTAATATATTATTATATTAGCATTCTCTCTATTTGCGTAAAAAAATAATAAATTTAATTTCTATTTTAATTAATATCAATGTCATTGGAACTAAAAAAGTTTGATATGAAATCTATTAGTTTTAAGCCAAATGAAAATAAAGGACCTGTTGTTGTTTTAATTGGAAAGAGAGATACCGGTAAGTCTTTCTTAGTAAGAGATTTGCTTTATTATCAACAAGAAATCCCAATTGGAACAGTTATATCGGGAACTGAAGAAGGAAACGGATTTTATGCAAGTATGGTACCAAAATTATTTGTGCATAATGAATACAATACAGCTATTATAGAAAATATTTTAAAAAGACAAAGAACAGTTTTAAAGCAAATTAAAAAAGAAGTAGAAACATATAAACGCAGTACAATTGACCCTAGAGCATTTGTAATATTAGATGATTGTTTATATGATGCTACATGGACTAGAGATAAAATGATGCGATTATTATTTATGAACGGAAGACATTGGAAGGTAATGTTAGTCATAACAATGCAATATCCTTTAGGTATTCCTCCCACATTGAGAACAAATATAGATTATGTTTTTATTCTTAGAGAGAATTATATAGCAAATAGAAAAAGAATTTACGAAAATTATGCTGGTATGTTTCCAACATTTGAAGCATTTTGTCAAGTAATGGACCAATGTACAGAAAATTATGAATGCTTAGTAATTAATAATAATTCAAAATCAAACAAACTATCAGACCAAGTTTTTTGGTATAAAGCTGATAGTCACGGAGATTTTAGGTTAGGTTCAAAAGAATTCTGGGAATTATCAAAGAATCTTAAGGATGATGACGATAATGAAGAAGCTTATGACCCAAATAAGATGAAAAAGCGTGGAGCTGGACCTAAAATTAGTGTCAAGAAAGCTAACAAATGGTAAAATAATATATAAAATTAATTATATTATTTTATTATATTTTAACAGTCATCAAATGTAATAGTTGCTGGATATTTTACAAAACAATAGTCTTTCCAAGTTGTATTTGGATTATGCAACTCACACCAGTCAAATAAAAATTTTCCATTAGATGCCATTACAGACAATCTTTCCCATAAATGATATTTAAAATGAAACATAATATTCATTATTACCATTTCATTATTTTTACAAAAAGTATATTTATTCATAGCTTCAATAAGTTGTTTTTTATCGCATATTTTTAATATATTTGTATCATATATCCACATACAATTAAGCATATAATTTGATTTTAAGGTATTCTCTCCAAATTCATTTTTAAAGTCATTAATTAATTCTGGATTATCATAACTTATCTGACAATTAAACTCTTGGTTTTCATATAATTTTGCATCTTTTGGTGCCAAAATTCTGTCTTTATAGTCTAATTCAAGAATATATTTTACATCATCTAACACTCTCAAACCGCAATCAAAAAATACAACACGAGACCATTTTAAGAAATAATCATCAAATATATGTAGTTTCTCCCACTGATTTAATTTATTTAATTCTCTTTTATCTGGGTTATTTGAAAAACCACTACTTCCAATTTTATTTAATAAATTTGTTTTATCAATTACAGGAAATTTAACTTCAGTAACATTATAAAATTCCTTAAAATTTCCATTCAAATTAAAATCAATTGTTGCCAAAACAATATCTCCATTCCATTTTCCTCTTGTTCTTAAGTCAATTATTGTTCTTTTAGCTTTATTAAAATAATTTGCATCTGTAATTAAAGCAAAAACAGTATTATTATTTGTTTTATCATCTTCAATTATTTGTGCATTTTTTTCTTTTTCAGATATGGATGAATAAAACATATAATGTTCTTCTGTCATTACTCTATGAAATGTAATTGATTCAGATAAGGACGTGTCACTTTTATGTAATTTTGTGTGAAATAAATTACTATGCATCTGATTTATTTTATTATTTTTTTTTAATTCATCAATCCACAATCCTATGCATAAATCATCACACCAATGTTTATAAGAATTATTAAATCCTGTTCTTTTTATATAATCATATATAAGTTTATATAATTTATTTGAAATTGCATAACCTGCTCCTCCAGACATATAAACGCAAAACTCGTCTTTAACATGACCACATTCTTTGCCAATATAATATGAATCTTCTGGATTGTAATTAGACAAAAATTTCTTGAGTCTAGTTTCAAAAACAAAGGTATCGTCATCAATAAATATATACCAATCATAATTAAGAATATTCATATTGTTAATAAAATGTATGTATTTCCAAGTAATATTTTTTTCATCATCCATGCAATTCCATCCGAATTGTCTTTTTTCAATATTAGATTTTGATGTAAGATAATAAATATCATTTTTATTTACATTTTTTAACATATGTTCCATTTGATATTTAACTCTATTACCAATAAATTTATCACACGTTGAAATAATATAACAAATGTGCATTTATAATTTCAAATAAATATATATATTTAAATTCTAATAATTAAATATAACTTAAAAATAAGAAATATATTTAATTAAATGATACCAGATTGCACATTGACTACTAGTTGTTTTGATTTAACACCATTTCATAAACAATCTAGACCTTTAAATGAAGCTATAAATAATATGAAACAATTGCTTGAAGTTCCTTGTTATTTGGTAATTTATGCAGATAGTAATTGTATGCCACAAATTAAAGAAATAAGAAATGGTTTTGGATTAAAAGATATTACATCTTATGTTCAAATGGAGTTCACTGAATTACCAAAATATAAATACGTAAATACTGTAAATTTAAATAGAGAAAAGTATTGGCCTACTAGAGATGAGAGAACATGTTCTGAAAATCATATTTTGCAGGTATCAAAAGTTGATTTTGTACAAAAAACTATTGAAAATAATCCATTTAATACAAGTAAATTTGGATGGATTGATGCTAGTTTGGGTTCAAATTTTTCAAAAATTTGCGAAAATTATAAAAGAAACTCTTTACTTTACGTATTAGATAATATATCAGATAAATTTCATATTCAAGTCTTGAATGTTTGTGATAAAAAATATAAAGAAAATATTAACAAGAGAGAAATGTATAATACATATAGATGGATAGTATGTGGAAGTTTTTATACAATGGGTATAGATATTGGTAAAAAAATAATTTCTAGAATAAATGAATTATTTATTGAAATAACAAATTTGGGTTATGGTCATGGTGATGAATTAATTTTTCTAGAAATTTTAGATGAATTTTATGATGATATTGAAAGAAGTTATGGTGATTATAAAAATATATTAAATAATTTTATTCAACCTACTAATAACTTTAATTACATATATAATTTTATTATAAGAAATTATTTACACTATAGTTATCATAAAGAAGGATATGATTGTTGTAAAAAAATAATTTCACAAATTGAAAATTTTAATGTAGATGTAGAATATAATTTATACTTAGATATATTATTTAGTTATTATGTGTTTACTTTTTATTATAAAAACAAAGAAGAAGCTAGTAAAGTAGTTGAACATATAAAAAATATAGTTTTTAAACATCCACTTATTAAAAACGAATATGATAAAAAAAGAGACTTTTATGAATCGCAATTTAGGTATTCCACTAATATTTAATTAAATATAATAAATTTATTTTTATTATATTTATCTTTCAGCCAAATACATATCCTGTCCAATTCTTACTATATTATATCCCAAACTTTTAATAAAATCAAACAATTCTTGTCTTAATTTAATTGCTGGAAAATTGTTTTTCTCTTGATGTTCATCCCATGATTCAAATAAAATTTTTGGATAGTTATTATTTTTAATGGTTTCAACACTTCCTTCCAAAACCTCCTTTTCATGCCCTTCTACGTCAATTTTAATAAATCCAACATTTGTCAAATTGTATGAGTCAAGTGTATTTTTTGGAACATCAATATGTGGTGTATTTTTAATATTATCATACTCAAATTTAGAAATTCCATTTCCACCACCATCATTTGGGTCGCGAATATAATATGGAGTTGTTCCTGTTTCATTACTTAAAGCGCAATTGTATTTAGTTACTTTATAATCTAAACTATTTAATGCAATATTAGCACATAAATAGTTAAATGATTTTGGAGAACACTCAAAAGAAAAAACATGTTTTGCTTTTTTTGCTAATGCTACAGTATACCATCCAATGTGAGCTCCTATATCAATTACATTTTTATCTCCAAAAACAAAATTTTCAACTGCCCAATCAACATATCCTCTTTCATAAAATCCAGTATTAAAATAGTCTTTTGCAACTCTAGCTTCTGGTATAAACATAGAAGTATCACTATTAGGTAATTTCATATAAACAGGTACATCAGTATTATAACTTTTTTCTTTAATCAAATACATAATAAATAATTATTATTAATTATTTAAGTAATAATAATTTAAATTATTAAAGATTTACTTTGCTTTATTTGCAAATGGTCCACTAATTAATTGACTTTGGCCATTATCAGTTTTACCAACAACAATATTTTCTCCTTCAAACAATTCCATACAAATATCGGCAGTTGAAATATTTTCTTGTTCCTTTAATGCAAATTCTTGAGTATTAGCATTATTAACACCAATCAAATTACCTTGATTATCAATAGCTTGTGTTAAAGCATTGCCAGATTTTTCAGCATTCTTAATATTTTCTTCAATTGCTTTTTGTTTTGCTTCCTTAGTACGTTGTTCAAAAGCAGTCTTAGCATTAGATTCATTCTTTTGTTTTTCTTTCATCAATTGGTTAAGCTCTTCTTCCATGTATTCAACACGACCAGTCTTGTAAGCTTCAGGGTCCCATGGCATCCACATACCAACAGGGCCAACAAAAACGTCATGGTTAGGGTCAATCTCTCTTAACATCTTGCATCTAAGCTCAGCTTCTTCTTGAGTTGGATATGAACCTCTAATTTTTAAACCTCTAGTACTTGTTTGGAAATTATGTGCAATATCAAATTGTTTTTGAATCTCCTCTTCATTATTATCTAAAAATGTTTTATAATCATCATTCATACTTGAATTAGATAAGGTTTCTTTTTCTTCTTTAACAAAATCTTTAAAATCATTTGAAATATCCTCAAAAGAAACATTGTACTTATATGAAATAAAATTTAGGAATTGCACAAATTTTTCCATTGATTTATTAAAATCCCATTTCTTTAGGAACTCTTCAAAAAAGAATAATTCTTTCTCCTTTAGGATTTTTTCAGGAGAACAAAAGGAAACACAAACAAATTTTTGTCCAGAAATAGGCTTGTCCTCTTCTAATAAATCAACATATTTAGGATTAGGTTTTCCATTATTCAACTTTCTTTCAAAACCAGCTTTCTTAGAATTCTTATCTTTAGAACGATCCATTTTAGTATAATAAATTATTTAATTTTAAGTTTTTTATCGCAATATATATATTTTTTTCTTTTTATTTATTATAATGAACGGATTAATAAACGTCGGTGAACTTGTTAAAAGAATCATTAAGTACCTTGTTGAAGGTTTAATGGTGGCTATTGCTGCTTATGCTATTCCTAAACGTTCCTTGAACATTGAGGAGATTGTGTTAATTGCTTTGACCGCTGCTGCTACATTCAGTATCCTTGATACATATGTTCCTAGTATGGGAGCTACTGCTCGTTCTGGTGCTGGTTTCGGTATTGGTGCTAACTTGGTTAAATTCCCTGGAGGTTTTTAAATCAAATAAATAGCATAATATATTAATCTAAATGTAATATATTATGGCAAAAAGTCGCAAACATATGCACAAAAAACGTAATGGGAAAAGAGCCAGAAGAGTTATGAAAGGAGGTGATTTTACTCAAGAACAAAAAACAATATTACAGAATACTGGATTTTATCCAGGTCAAATAGATAGATTTGAGCTTATGGGAATTACATTTGAACAAGTTAATCAAAAATTGCAAGAAATAATGGGTGAAAATTTTCATGGAAATTCTGATGATTTAGTTGAAGCTGTAGAGCAAGCTCTTGATGAAGAACATATGAATCAAGGCGTTCAAAACCAAGATATACATAACAATGATAATATGGATATAAATAATGATGGTCCAATGCAACTTAATGAATTAGACGTTGATAGCGACTATGCTGCAACTGATAGTGAGGATAATAGTGATGATGAAATGGATGGAGGTAAAAAAAGAAGAAGAACATTAAAAAAGCGTAAAGGAAGAAAAACAATGAAAAAGCGTAAAGGAAGAAAAACAATGAAAAAGCGTAAAGGAAGAAAAACTCGCAAACAAAGAGGAGGAACGTGTTATGGAAATGGTGTAGGAGCAAATAATTACGACCCTAGTTTTTCCATTTATAATACGAGAGAATTAACTTTGTTCCCATATAAACCAACAAATTAAATTGTATGAATAAACTCCCAGTCTAACTCTTTGCAAATTTTCTTCCATATTTCATCTTGTTCTATTCTTTTTTCTTTGTCTTTAAGCATTGGGAAAAAATCTAAATATTTTACTTCTCCTAAAAGCTCACAAAGTTTATATGCAGTATAATAATAATTTAAAAAATTAACTCTATTGTCAGGACAATATTTGGAATACGGTGATTGTAACTCTATAAAAAGATTACATAGTGTTTCTTCTAATTCTGGAGACATAATAGGAGGTTTAATTCCCAATTTATCTTTAATAAATGGTATATGTTCATAGTATTTATTATAGCCAAGCTTTTTAAGAATTTCCTTAGTCTTAAGATTTGTGATTTGTTCAATTTCGATTCTCTCTTTTTTAATTTGAAGTTTTATATTTTCAATTACCTCTGGGGGTATTTGTGTTGTTTCCTTTCCTTGAAATTGTGCTAATATTTCTTTAAAATGATTAATTCTTTTATAAGCATAAAAACAAACCTCCTTTGGTGGTTCTTTGTATGATGGTTTTTCATTTTCAATTAAATATTGAACGCTTCTTGAACATGTATTACAAACCATAATACCTTCATCTTCAAGAGGTATTAATTCTCCTTTATTGCAAATTTTACAAATATCAGTTTGACAAATAAATGTATTAACATCGAGAAAAACATCATCAATATTACTTAAATATTTTTGAACAATATTGTTATTTTCTTTAAGTGCTAATTTATCAGACTCATTTTCCTCTTTAATTTTAAAGAAAGAGTTTACTAATTTGGACTTATTTGTAGAAGCTTTAACATTGTTTCCATCAGAAATATTTTTTTTATTTTCAAAATATTCAAAAATAAACTTTGAATTATCAAGAAAATATTCTTTTTTTTTTGATTTTACATCTTTAATTCTATCTGTTAATTCATTAATTTTATCTTCAATGTCCAAACGCTGTTCTAATGTAAGGTTATCAGTTTCAGTTTTAATTTTTTCTCTCAATTCTTGTCTCTCTATTTTTAAATCAGGGATAACATTTTGTTCATCCTTTGAAAACTCATTTAAAAATTCTTTGTGTTTAATATCAAGTGTAATAGAAGATTTTTTATTATACTTTAATTTTTTATTGGACCTTGGTTTAAAATTAGGCATATCCTTTTATAAATAAAATAAAAGTTATTTAATTTGTAATATAAAGAAATAATATATTTTCTGATTATATAATGAAAATTACTTATTATATTAAATTTATTTCGATAATTATTTTAATAATACTTATATTTATTATTACATATGCTTATAATTCAGGTTCTTGTCAATTAGATAAATCAGATTATAAATGTGATAATAATTTTTGTTTAATTAAAAAATTTGATGTAGATTTTAACGAAACTATTAAAGATGATATTCAAAGAATGTTAGAAAATAAGTCAATACAAAAAAGAGTGTCTATTACAAGTTATCCTGAAAATATTTTAAATTGTGCTCTTCCAAATAGAAAAGGTATAACAATTCCTACAAAAAATATTAGTGAAAATTCACCACATTTAATTTCATTTTATAATAATGAATTATGCAAAATTGTATCACAATTAACAGGTTTAAAATTATATCCAACAGAATTAGACTTTCCAACATCTTGTGCTATTATAATTTATGAAAAAGAGGGCGATTGGATAAATTGGCATTATGATTATAATTATTATAATGGCAGGTTTTTTACTGTTCTTATACCAATAACACATGAATTAACGTGTACAAAATTTCAATTTAAAGACAAAAACAACAAAATTATTGATATGGATTTAACAAATAATTCTATTTGTTTTGAAGGTAATTATTTATATCATAGAGCTTCAAAATTATGTAATAATCAAAAGCGTGTAATGTTATCTTGTCAATATGTCACAGATAACTCAATGAGTTTTATTAGTAAACTAAGAATAAAGTTAAAAGATTTTGCGTTTATTGGTAAATTATATTAAAATAATATATTTATTCTTTATTTATTAGTATTCTTATTTTTATTTGCCAATCTTCAGTTATTATTGGTATTTCTTCATTTAAAATTAATAAAAATGGTGTCCAATAAACGCTAGAATTTAAAAGTTCAGGAGCTTGATTCCATAAAGGTTTTATAAAATTTTCTATTCTATTTATTAGTTGTATTTCATTCTTAGGTATTATATTTATAATTTGTTTGCTTACATCAATAATAGAACGATATTCCATTTATATTATTTATAATTATACTATTTAAATTAATTTTTATTTAAATATTACACTATTTTATTATATAGATGCCATATTTTAAAAATAATAAAATAAATTTGTTATTTATACACATACCAAAAACTGGTGGAAGTTCATTAGAAAAATATTTTAGTGTTAAATTTAATATTCCATTAAATAAAAAATCTTTAATGAGTACAGAAGATATAAGGGAATTTATTGATAAACCAGAAATAAATTCTAGTTTGCAACATTTAACTTATAATACAATTATAAAATATAAAGATTTTTTTAAAATAGATGAAAGTAATATTAAAATTTTAGCTGTCGTTAGAAATCCTTATGACAAATTAATGAGCGATTTATTTTATTTAAAAAAAATAAATATTAACTCAACAAAAGAAGATGTTTATGAAAAAATAAAAATTTATTTACAAAAAAATTACGATAATCATATAACACCACAATATAAATTTATAACAAATGATGATGAAACCCTAATAGATAACATTAAAATATTACATACCGAGACATTAAATGATGACATGCTTAAATTAGGTTATAAAGACTTTAATATTAAAATGAATATGAACCCAAATGTTGTAAATTATCAAGATTATTTAAACGAAGATTCAATAAAATTAATTAATGAGATTTATAAAAAAGATTTTGAAATATTAAATTACAATAAAAAATAAAATTGAATTAGTTATAAAAATATAAAAGATATGCATTATAGTAATTAAAAATGAATACTTTGCTCGAGACTATGTTTATTAAGCGTTTCTGTTTGCCGTCGAATTCTGATATAACTTCATATGAGACAGGTGAATCAAATATTTCGTCATGTCTCTGCGGAAATTATAATCATGTGTCGTGCGTTTTACAAGGGAAAGGGCGATTTGAAAAAGGTTAGAATTTTAAGTTTTGGAATGAATCAACTGGGCGATAGTGAAGGTAAAACACCAGGAGTGCACGCAGAATGCAATGCATTATCAAAACTGATGCCTATTAGAAGAAAAAAAAAACTTGAATCTATAAATTTATTGGTAATAAGATTATCAGGTAAAAATAAAATTCAATGTAGTAAACCATGTAATAATTGTATACAAACAATGAAAACATTGCCACAAAAGAAAGGATATAAAATTGATAATATTTATTATTCTGACGCAGATGGAAATATAATAAAAACAACTATAACAGCTTTAGAAAAAGAAGAAAAACATTATTCGCAATATTATAGACGTAAAATGAGTCAATAATACAAGTTAAAAATTTATTTTTGTTTTCTAGAATTTATTTAATGGATATTACAATTAATTTGGATTCCTTAAAAGATTTAGAAAATTTAAAAGTAGATGTTATAAAGTTTCAAAAAATGCTTCTACTTTTTAATTCTATTGAGCAAGGATGGAGTGTTAAAAAAAGAGATGATTCATATGTGTTTACAAAAAGTCATGAAGGAAAAAAGGAAGTACTAGAAGAAGCATATTTAAAGAAATTTATGAAGACCAATTTAGATTTAAATAAAATAATTTCTTAAAAAATAAAAATATAAAATTAAAATTAAATTAAATTAATTAATTTTAATTAAATTAAAATTTGAAAAATTTTTTTCTTTAGCAATTGTATAAAATGGGAGGTGGATTAATGCAACTCGTAGCCTATGGCGCTCAAGACGTTTACCTTACAGGTAATCCTCAAATTACTTTTTGGAAAGTTACTTATCGCAGATATACTAACTTTGCTATTGAATCAATTGAACAAACTTTCAACGGTCAAGCTGACTTCGGACGTCGTGTCCAATGTGTTATCTCCAGAAACGGAGACCTTGCTTACCGCACTTATTTACAAGTAACTCTTCCCGAGATTAACCAACTTATGGGTCTCGGAAACTACACTACTGGCCAAAACACTGGTGTTTATGCCCGTTGGTTAGACTTCCCTGGTGAGCAACTTATTGCTCAAGTTGAAGTCGAAATTGGAGGTCAAAGAATTGACCGTCAATATGGTGACTGGATGCACATCTGGAACCAACTTACTATGACTGCTGAGCAACAACCTGGATACTGGAAGATGATTGGTAACACCACTCAACTTACCTTCATCACTGACCCTTCTTTCTCTGATGTTGAATCTCCTTGTGATTCCTTAGCTCCTCGTCAAGTTTGTGCCCCTCGTAATGCTCTTCCTGAGACTACCCTTTACGTTCCTCTTCAATTCTGGTTCTGTACCAACCCTGGTCTTGCCCTTCCTTTGATTGCTCTTCAATACCACGAAGTCAAGATTAACCTTGATATCAGACCTATTGATGAGTGCTTATGGGCTGTCACCACCTTGAACTGCAACACCAACCCTTACAATGCTGGTGCTCCTAATCAATACACTGTTGGTCGCCCTGTTCCTGCCACCATTGCTTACAATCAATCTTTGGTTGCTGCTTCTCTCTACGTCGACTATGTCTTCCTTGACACTGACGAACGTCGCAGAATGGCACAAAACCCTCACGAATACTTAATCACTCAACTCCAATTCACTGGTGATGAGTCTGTTGGTTCATCTTCCAACAAGATTAAGCTTAACTTCAACCACCCTGTTAAGGAGCTTATCTGGGTCGTCCAACCTGACCAAAACGTTGACTACTGCTCATCCTTGACTTGCGATGCTCTCCTTTTCAAGGTCCTTGGTGCTCAACCTTTCAACTACACTGATGCCATTGATGCTCTTCCTAACGCTGTCCATGCTTTCGGAGGTCCTGCTGCTCTTGCTCAAGATTCTCGTGCCTTCATTGATGCTCGTGGTCTCTTCCAAGACGCTGGTGCTCTTGACTATGGACTTCAAGCCGGTTCCTTCGGTCCTAGTTTCACTGGATACTGGCACGGTCCTTCCAACCCTTACAATGAAGTCAATCTTGGTGGACCTCAAGTTCAATTGAACACTACTGGTCTTCCTGCTTCAGTTGTTCAATCCCTTTCATCTGGAACCAGTTCTCCTCACCTTGATAACTCTGGTGTCTCTGATGCCGGTACATTCGTCCTTACTGAAACCTCTTTGGACATGCACTGTTGGGGCCAAAACCCTGTTGTCACCGCTAAGCTCCAACTTAACGGCCAAGACCGCTTCTCTGAGCGTGAAGGTTCATACTTCTCTTGGGTCCAACCTTACCAAGCCCACACCCGCAACCCTGATGAAGGTATTAACGTTTACTCTTTCGCTCTTCGCCCTGAGGAACACCAACCTTCCGGAACTTGCAACTTCTCCAGAATTGATAACGCTACTCTTCAACTCGTTCTTTCCAACGCCACTGTTGAGGGTACCAAGACTGCCAAGGTTCGTGTCTATGCCACTAACTACAACGTTCTTCGTATCATGAGTGGTATGGGAGGTTTGGCTTATTCCAATTAAACGCATTATCATCACAAAATTGTGTGTTTATTATATTTATTTGATAAATTAATTATCATATAAATAAAAAATTGAAATAATAAATACTTAAATATTTAACTGCATAATACATCAAAGACAATGGACCAAACCAATCAATATTATGACTTTTATTTCAAATTGGCATATACATGTCAAACAAAAATTTATTCTGTGAATCCAGATATTTCAATTAAAAATTTTATTGAAGATATAAAATACAGAGCTAGGGTTGATTTTCAAATTGGACTCGACGAAGATATAGATATTATTGAAGCTGGTAATCCAGATAATATTAATGGTCATGATGCAGAATTAGCACCTGCATTGGAACCAAGCAATATCACAATTAGAGAATTTTATGAAAATAAATATAAAAATACAGCGTTTTACATTAGAAAAAATCAACGCGTTTACAGAATTGATATTCCCGAAAATGTAGAAATTAATGATGATGATATTCCGCCTCCTATTCGCAGAGGTAATTCAAATCGAACTTTTGAAGAAAATGTTTAATCTAATCCTGTAAAATTTAAATCACCCATAAAAACTATTTGGTCTTCATATTCAATTATAACAATAATTGATTTATAAAAATTTATTTTTTCTTTCATTTTTAATAAATTTCTCATTATATTTGTAATAACAATCATAATTTTATGGATTATATTATTTTTATCAAATGTAGCTAGCAAAATTTTTACTGAGCTAAGATTTTTACATTTTTTAATGACTCTTTCTTTTATATGTTCAATAAAATTTCTCATATATTCTACATCATTTTTGCAATAAAATATTTCTTTTTCAAGATTATCTAGTTTAATATCATCTTCATTAATTTCATTTTTAAAGAAACTACGAT